CGCTGAACTTCTACGGCCTCTTTGGCGAGGAACGGTTGCAGGAGATCTACACCAAGATGCGGAAGGAATTGCAGTTCACACCGGAAGAGGTGCGCTTCGTTGAGAATGCCGCGGTCAGAAAGAGCAACTGGCGGAACAGCAACTGGCTGCACCAGGTAGCGGAACGAGCGGGAGTTGATCCCCTACCAATGAGGGACTGGTAGTATGGAGTACGAATGGAAAATCGTAACGGACATGGAGACGGAGCAGTGGCCCTGCCTGGACGACACCAGTTCGACGAGATACATAAGAAGGAGACCCACGGGAGAGTTCACCCTCAAAGCCAGGATAGATGTATTCGATGACGAATGGAAGTATGAACCAGGAGACGTGTTTCCTGTTCGGGTATGGGGAAGCAAGAAGATAGCGGAAGTGGAGCTCACCGCAGTAGAGCCGAACGGGTTCTGGCCTGGATTGGTGCACCTGACAGGTAGAATCTCGAAGCTCATTTAACATTGTTTTTCTCGAAGTATTTTGTCTACTCCTGCTTGCATCTGTAGTGTAACAAGTGTATATTGTTAATAGTGACAGTAAGCAACAGGAGACGGCCAGATGAGAACGACGAACCCGGTAAGGTCAAAGATCAACAAGCGGATTGCACAGGTTGTGAAGCCCGTCTACTTCGAGGAGATTCCGCTGGAAGACTTGTTCGTCGCCTGCGAGGCCGAGGAACTTCAGCCGGTGGATGAGGAAGGAAGTCGTTGGACGGGGTTCCTTTGTGGGGCACAGGGCACGGCAATGTTTGAACTGTGTGACATGGCCACGAGGGAGTTGATCAACAACGCGAGGTTGGTCGTGCAGTGGTACAAGATGCAATCAGGTCGGTACGAAATTGTCAGCTACGTAGGCTAGGAGCAGGCAACATGTGCACCAGTGACGTGAGTTTACTTGGAATCGAAGCCGGGACAAAGGTCAGAGTCGAGAAGTACGGAACGTTCAGTGAGATGGGAGTCACGACAACGATCCTGAATGAAGGTCGAGGCTTCACAGTTGAGTACCTCGAAGAGGCCTTCGCCGTAGAAGATGCCCGCCAAGCGATGGCAGAGGGATGGATGTTTGTACTCAATCCGGATGACCCTGACAGTGAGTGGGTCATCCAGCTGGATTCAAACGAATCGGAAGAGTTCGTGCACTCTCCGGAGACGTGCGGGGGAACGGAAGAGAAAGGGAGTGGGTTTGCTGGGGAGCCGTTTTGGTTCTGCACCAAATGTGGAATGTTGGATCAGTTGAGCCCCGCGGAGTTGGATGCTTGGGTACGGTAAGAAGGAGTAGGACGATGGAAGAACGGGACAAAAGAAGTCGCTTCGAGATCTGGATGGAACGGGTAGACCGGGAACTCGCAGATGAACTTGGAGGACTCACAAACGAGGATCTGCCGGATTGTTGCTACGCCGACTGGCACGCCGACGGTGTGTCTCCAAAGCGGGCTGCGAAGCGAGCGATCAGCAGAGCCAAGAAAAGCTTCACTTGGTAGGAGGCAGGACGATGTCAGACTTTCTTACGGTAACGATGCATAGATGCGTAAGCCACTTGGGTGTGTTCCATGTCTTGTCGTCGAGCCGTAAGAAAGTCTACGATGTGGCCATCACGAAGCAAGGCGTATCCTGCACCTGCCCAGCTTTCCGGTTCGCAAGAATGGGGAAGGGATGCAAGCACATCATGGAACGGGAGCTGGTAGAGTGTGGGTGGAACGAGCAGTTCGACGGACAGAAGGCGTGGCGGGGTGACGACGGACGACTTCACTGTCCTATGTGCCAGGGTGACGTAGAAACGATGGAGGTCGGCATATGATAGGCACTCTGTTTGGTCCTCATGGGGTGACAGCAGAAATCCTCGAGAGCACAACGATATCGGACTTCGACATTACCTGTGCTTCAACGTGGTGGCCGGAGATCATTTGGAAACTGAGTATCTGTGATCTACCTCATAAGAAAGGAGCATGGAAGATCACATCCCGGGGTCTGCAAAAACTCCAACCCAAGGGTGGGTGGTACTGGATAATTAGACAGGGACCAGAAAAGAGGTCGATGTTCTTCCGTGGTTGGATCCTCAAAACGAAAACAAAGGATAACGGAGTCATTCTACTTGAACTTCTTTTGAAGATGGAGATTGAGACGTGAGCAGGATGACTACATCACAAAGGAGCAGTGACCAATGAAGAATCTGTGTGCCAAACTATGGTATCGCTGGAGGTACCACCAAGTACTCTGCGCCGCGGTTACAGCCGTTTTCTCGCACGAAGGGAACGGGAACACGGTCAAACTGGGAGCAAGCCTTGCCCATGAGATTGCCAGGAAGACGATGCAGGCCTATATGAAAGACCCTCAGTGATGCGTGTTGACTACAACAGAAGACGGAACAGACTCGTGCTGGACTTCCCGAACACACGAGGCAACCGCTCCCTGATCAAACGAATGGTGGGTTGGCGCTTTGTACCAGGCACAAAGGAATGGGAAGTGCTTCTGCTCCCGGAAAACGTGAAAGCTCTGTGTGAGCTTGAGGCCACCTTCACAGACTCCGCCACACGAATGATCCTGTCCAAGGCGGAAGCCCACAGAGCAGAGATGGAGCGCATCAAGACGCTCGTCATCCCGGAGTTGTTTGGTCCTCTGTTTCCTTTCCAAAGAGACGGAGTGCGTTACCTGGAAGCCAAGAAGGGCAACGCAGTAATCGGAGACGAGATGGGCCTCGGGAAAACGGTGCAAGCCCTTTCCTGGATTGAGATGCACCCAGAGTCAACTCCGGTCCTCGTTCTCTGCCCCGCCTCTTTGAAACTCAACTGGAAGAAAGAGGCCAAGAGATGGACATCACACAAACGAATTGAAGTCCTCTCGGGACGCAAACCCAAGACCACGGGATGGAAGAAAGCCGACATCCTGATCATCAACTACGATGTACTCAGTTATTGGGAAAAGCTACTCACGGGGTACATCACAACCATGGTGATCGATGAGTGTCACTACATCAAGAACCGAGGAGCGAAGCGTACCCAGGCTGCACTGAAGATCGGCAAGAAAGCGAAGAACCTCATAGCCCTGTCAGGTACACCCATTGTGAACCGCCCAGCGGAATTCTTCACTACGCTCAACATGATACGTCCCGACATCTTCGACTCGTGGTTTCATTACGCCAACTACTATTGTGATGCTCACTACGATGGGTTCTCCTTCAACTCAGGAGGATCCAGCAACGAACCGGAACTGTACGAAAAGCTCAAACGATACGTGATGATCCGCCGACTGAAGTCAGAAGTCATGAAGGAACTCCCAGAAAAGATGCGGAACGTTGTGCCCATGAGGCTTGACAACGAGAAAGAGTACATCCTGGCTAGCGAAGACTTCGAGTCCTGGCTCTTGTCCCAAGGGGAAACTCCCTCTGCTGCTCAGGCACTTCAATTCGTAGAGCAGATGAGACAGCTCTCTCTGGCTGGGAAGATGGCCAACTGCATCGAATGGGTAGAAGACTTCCTGGAGAGCGACCAGAAGCTTGTGTGCTTCGCTTGGCACACTCGCACGATCGACGCACTCCAAGAACACTTCGGAGACATCTGCGTTCGTGTAGATGGCAAGGTTGGCATGGACGCACGCCAAGACGCGGTAGATCGGTTTCAGTCTGACCCTACGGCACGGCTGTTTCTAGGTAACATCAAAGCGGCAGGAGTAGGACTCACACTCACAGCGGCGTCGAACGTGTGTTTCCTTGAGTTGCCGTGGACCCCCGGGGATCTGGTACAAGCGGAAGACCGCTGTCACCGTATCGGACAAGAGGCAGACTCCGTGAGTGTATGGTTTCTGATCGCAGAGGGGACCATAGAGAGCAGGATGCAGCACCTGCTCGAAGCAAAGGCCAAGACCGTGGGAGCTGTGCTGGACGGAAAAGAGGTGAGACTCGGAATCCTGCGGAACCTTATCGACTCATACATGCCCACCAAATAATGCTGTTTTCTCGAAGTATTTTGTCTGTTGAAGCTTGTCTTTGCAGTGTAACAAGTGTATATTGTTAATAGTGACAGTAAGCAAAGACAGACAACAGGAGACGGAAAGATGACAAAGCAGAACGGAATCAGAGTAGAAGCAACAGTAGAACAGGCGCAAGCGATGGCGAGCCGTCTTGGATGTGGAGACGTTCGTGTAACTCGCAAGGGCGGGCAGACTGTATTGTTTCCCTACCTCAACGATACGACAGGCATCAAAGAGCTCAACAAGGTTGTCAATGCCCTCAACGGCACGACTCGCTAAGCCAGCAAGAGACGGAGACGGGGTGACTGACATGAAGACCAAAGGCCAACGCAAGTCCCGGGAACTGAGGATCGCAAGACACGTAGAGGGAGACACTGAGATCGAGCACGACACCATGCTGGGTCGTACCCGCCGCAGGAACTGGGGTGGAGGAGCGTCTCACCGCTTCGACCCGACGAACAAGAGGTTCATGGATGGAATGGGAAAGGCATCAGCATGAGGATCCCACTGGCAAACATGCGGGAAGGGGACAAAGGCAAGGCGGCGAAGCTGGAGGTTCTCCAGTTGATTGCCAACACACACCGTGCCTGTGAGGCGGACATGGAAAGGATGGTTCGTGTGTCTGACCTGACGGAGCTTCGGGAAATAGGAGGCCAGATGGCTGATCGTATGAACGCGGCCACACTGGCACTGGAAGCATATCTGGTCGTAGCGGAAGTCAAAATCGAATCAAGGAAGGCTTCGTCATGACAGCGATCATTCTCACGGTAACAGGTTGGTTCCTCGTCGTGGTGGCCCTGACCATAGCAGTAGGGGAGGCGAAGTGAATCTGAATGTCCTCAAACTCCTACAGGACCACAACATCCCATACGATGCTGATGGTCCTCAGGTCTCCGCGGGATGGGTCAACATCCAGTGCCCATTCTGCGGGGACAAAGGACGACACCTGGGGCTGAGTTTGAACGGGAGTATGCCATCTTGTTGGCATTGTGGCCGACACAAAACCCTTGACATCTTACAACGTATTTTTCACTGGGACATAGAGCGTGCGTCTATTGTCGTTGGGAAGTACAGCCACGGAAAAGCTCCGCATATTGCAAGGAAAACAGTGCCCACCGCGGATGTCTGCAGATTACCTCCGTGTTGTGACGACATGACAGACGCTCATAAACGCTATCTCAGAGGTAGAGACTTCGATCCCAACCGGCTGGAGACACTCTGGGGTCTGAAGGGATGCGGGAATACTGGACCCTACAAATTCCGCATCATTGCACCTGTGATGTTCCAGGGAGAACTCGTAAGCTACCAGGGCAGAGACATCACTGGGAGGGCCGAGCTTAGGTACAAGGCTTGCAAGCTCACTGAAGAACGAGTACACCACAAAGACATCGTGTATGGCTACGACCTGGTTCCGGGAAAAAGAGTTGTCGTGGTTGAGGGGATCACCGATGTATGGAGACTCGGACCGGGAGCAGTAGCCACGTTCGGGTCTCAGTGGACGGAAAGTCAACTCCTTCTGCTCAAAGACTTCGAGAAAGTGTTCGTGCTGTTCGACCCGAAAGACGAGAAGGCCGTCGAGTCAGGCAAAGAACTGGCGCAGAACCTCGCACTATTCACAAAAGCAGAAAGCATCGTCATCGAGGAATGGGATGACCCAGGGTCCGCATCCGACGAAGACGCCATGGAAATAATGCAAATCCTGCTTGGCAATGTTTGACATCAACTGTAACAAGTGTATATTGTTACATACAACCAACGGGCAAGAGCCCGGTAAACGACAGGAGAGAAAGAATGCCAAAGGAAGTTCAAACAGAACAAACACCCACACGGCCTGTGTTCAACATCCAAGGATATGCGGCAGAAGACCGCATTCGAGCAGTGGCACACGCCCATCTGCAAGGCATGTTGGTAGCCGAATTTGTGAAGACTGCGATCGAAGAGTACATCGAGAGGCATCCGCACCCCCAGCAACCCAAGTGAGTCTGACCGCGAAGTATCCGTCGGTTTCCTTACTCAGGGAGTGTGATTGCTATGGAACGTGTCCCCGCATTCAACGCGGTGCTTCCAGCATCTGTAAGATACGACCCGGAACTTACTCACGCGCAGAAACTGCTCTACGCCGAGCTCACTGCGATGTGTGACGCCTCAGGCAGAACCAACGTCCGCAACTCCGACCTCTGTGAACTGTTCGATACGTCCCAATCAACCATCACCAGAAACATCAGTCAACTCGAGCATCAACACCACATAAAGATCACGGGCAGAGGGAAGGGACGAGTGATCAACGTCGATTTCATCACCGATACAGGCTCACATAGGCAGAAAGCAACCTACGCAAAGATGACTAGGTTGGTAGACGGCAAAACCAAAGCCCCCTGTAAGGGGACCACCGAAAACGACAAAACCAACCTAGTCACCAAGAAGGAAGATCTGACTGTAATACAGTCACCCGGGCACGTCACGCGTGTTGATGTATCTATTTGTGACCAAATAGACACTATCAATACTTCTGTTTCTCAACCAAGTAAAAACCCATCTTCTCGAAGGAAAGGCAAACGAGGACAGAGTGTGGCAAGAAGGGTAACACTCATAGTCGACGAGTGGAATGCACTCTGCTCAAAGAGTGACTTCAAACGGGCAGTACTGACCGATGATCTTCATAACCGGATAGCGACTCTGCTCGAATACTACCCTGCTCACAAAACGTGGCAACGAATGATTGCCAAGGTGGAGTCGGTGCCTGTCCTGTCGGGTGACGCCTGGTTCAGTCTCCGCTGGATCGTAAAGAAACAGGAGAACTTCCAGAAGATACTCGACGGTGTGTTCGACTGGAGAAAGGAAGAGACCACTACCGATGAGCCGGAAGTAGAATACACCGATAGGGACAGACAGGTCAGCAAGGTACTTCAGCAGGCTCTGCTCGAAGCTACCAACGCGAAGGCTGATGCAGACAAGTGCCTTGCCTCTGCTCGTAGCATCAACAAGTTCTGGGAGCTTGTGCCAACGAAGGCGCTCACGAAGTTAGGCATGGGCAGGACAAGCTTCGTCAAGGCATACGCTTCACACATCACCGGGTCGGAAGCATGGAGAGATGTTATTCTGCCCGGTCACGTTCAAGTAGGAGGAACGATATGGGAGCGGTTCATAGCGTCGGTAGAGGCAGAGATCAACACAACGATGCGGGGTTGACATGCCAACCGTAAAGAGGATCCAACACGAGTCATCGAAAGAGAAGTTGATACTCACGGGCATGGTCCTGTCGAGTGAGGTCCTTCAGCAGGTGCAGTTCCTGCACGATGTGTCCGCATTCCCGTCGAAGTACGCCCAAACGGTATCCACGTGGTGCCTCGACTACTTCGCTTCATACGGAAGAGCGCCCCGAACCGACATCCAGGAGATATTTGAAGAACGCCGGATGACGATGGAGGACCAAGAGGCAGGTCTAATCGAAGATCTGCTTCGGAAACTGTCATCCGAGTACGAGGCGTCAGATGGGGTAAACAGCCCGTACATCGTCGATCAGGCGGAGATGTTCTTCAAACGAGCGGGCATTAAGAAGGCGGCAACGAACGCCCTGAAGTTACTTGAAGCCGACGATCTTATCGAAGCCGAAAGGGAGATGGTTGAGTTCTCTACTGTGGAGCGTCCTCAGGGAGGCTGGATCAACCCCTACACCGACAGTGAAGCCATAGATGCGGCATTCGAGTCAAAGCAAGACCCCCTGTTCACGTTCCCAAGTGCGTTCGGTCATATGGTAAACCGACAGCTCACGAGGGGTTCGTTTATGGCCTTGCTTGGAGTCGAGAAGATCGGGAAGACATGGATACTGGACCTATTCGCCACCCAAGCCGGGAAGCACAGATGCAATGTGGCGTTCTTCTCGGTAGGAGACATGACCCAAGAGGACATGATCATCCGCAAGGCCACAGGACTGACCGGGATCATATCCGACGATGACTGGGTGGATGTGATCTACAATCGCCCGAGAGAGTTCATTGAACGAGAAGACACACGTGAGGGGAACTTCGGACTGCCCGGATGGGACGTGGTAATCAAGGAAGAGAAACAGACAAGGCTGCTCACCGCATCGGAAGCGAAGAGAGCAGGAAGGGCGTTCGCCAGGAACATGACTGGGAAGGACTTCAGGCTGTTCACTCTGCCCAACGATACAGTGAACGTTCACTACATTGAGGCCCAGCTTGATATCATGGAAGCGATGGAGGGTTGGTGCCCAGATGTGATCGTGATTGACTATGCCGACATCTTAGCCCCCGAACCTGGGTCGTCATCTGACTTTCGACACCAGCAGAACAAGACCTGGAAAGCACTCAGGGCACTCGCACAGAAGCGTTTCTGTTTCGTGCTGACAGCAACCCAAGCTGATGCGGCAGCGTACGGCAAGATCGGGTACCTCAAACGAAGTAACTTCAGTGAGGACAAACGCAAGTTGGCACACGTCACAGCCATGCTCGGATTGAACCAAACGGAAGACGAGAAGATCGCCGGGGTGATGCGTGTGAATTGGATCGCACTCAGATCGGGTCACTACATCGAGAGCAAGATGTGCCATATGCTTCAATGTCTTCCCATAGGCAGACCTCTACTTGGTAGTGCCTATTTGAAGATCCCGGAGCGACATGAAGAGTCTGACGATTGACATAGAAAACAGTTGAAAATTGCTTGCATTCAACTGTAACAAGTGTATATTGTTTATTGTGACAGAACAGAGCCGGAGTCCCTCAAGACGGAAGGAGACCTCATGTCTGCAGAAGTAACCATACGCAAGAAGTACCGGGTCGAAATGGCCCACCAATTGTCCCAAGCCTACACCGCAGCCTGCGCTGATACGATCCACGGTCACTCCTACGTGATCGAGGTTATGCTGACGGGACAAGTTCAGTCCCATGGCATGGTTCGTGACTTTGGAAGCCTGAGCTATGCAAAGAAGACTGTGATGGCTCTCGATCACGCTCTCTTGATGCATGATACCACCAACAAGGACTACATCAGTATGCTCCGCAGGTTCAACACGAACCTGAAGGTGCTTCCTTTCAATCCGACCGCGGAGAACATCGCACTCTGGCTCCAGGAAGAGATCGCGTTTGAATACGACGATGTTGTGGTTTGTGTCCGAGTGCACGAAACGGATTCGGGCTATGCAGAAGCCGGCCCAGCACCGATAAGGAGTGCAGAATGAGCCAGGGAATGTACAAGGTCAACGAGGTCTTTTGGAGCGTCCAAGGGGAAGGTGGGAAGGTAGGAAGCCCGAGCGTGTTCGTTCGTTTCTCGGGGTGCAACCTCTCCTGCCCATGGTGTGACACGAATCATATCCGGCACACCGATATGTCCCTAGATCAATTGATGGAGCACGTTCAGCGTCTCGCTGAGGGGAACAACACGGAGCAGGTCATTCTCACTGGAGGGGAGCCGCTTCTGCAGGTTGACGGGAGTCTCATTGACCGTCTGACGTCAATCGGGATGGATGTGGCCATTGAGACGAACGGAACTATCACGCAGGACACGATTACTGAAATGTGTTACGTCACGGTGTCCCCGAAGTCACACCAAACGTGGCGCATGTTCCGCAACGTCAGCGAAGTGAAGATCGTGGTGGATCACTTCAATCTTCCCGCTGTCAACGAGCTGATGCGTGTGACCGATGAAGTTCTGCCCTTGGCACACAAGTTCCTGCAGCCGTGCTGGGTTGACAGCCCCGCCAAACGGCAACGGAACATCGACCATGCCTTGGAGCTTCTCCAGTTTGCATCCGACGGCTGGAGACTCAGTGCTCAGATGCACAAATACCTCAGTATCAAATGACAAAATAAGTGTAAATTGAGCCTCATTCCGTTTGACATCCGTTTTTAACAAGTGTATATTGTTAATAGTAAAGCAGCACACAATAAGGTAGGCTGCAGGTAGGTACGGAAGTCGGACGGAACAAGGAGACGACAGATGGAATTCAAGGAAGCAAAACAGGTCGCCAAAGAGCTCAACGATGTGTTGGGTGCTGGCATCCGCACGGTCGCTGTCAAGAAGGATGCGCTGGTTGAGGCCATCATGGACTTCATGACGGATCAGGACGTCGATGGGTTGTCCGAGGACGTTGTCGGCATACTGGAGGCTGAGGGCCTCAGCAGCACCGGGGAAGCGGCAGACCTCGACGGAGACCCGGACGAGCAGGAAGACGCGGAACTGACTGTGTACCCCGAGACCGCCGAAGAGTTCGACAAGGACACGTTCGAGGCGCTCAAGGAAGAATACGCGGCGCTGAAGGACAAGGACGAACGGGACGCGGACGAGGACGAACGGCTCGCGTATCTGAAGGCTACGGGCAAGATGGTCAACGATTACCTCAAAGCCAAGAAGGAAGCGGAAGCGTCGGAGCCGGTGGAGAACGAGGTCGTCGAGACGGAGGTCACCGGGACCACGGAAGTGCTTCCCGGGGAAGAGGTCACGGACGGTGAGGTCGCTGCGCTTGTCGTGGAGATGAACACTGTGCTCAACTTCGAAGAGCCGATCGACGTCGACGAGCTGACCGCGGAAGAGGTCATGCAGGAGGCGATGGACAACTTGGAGTCAATCGAAGAAGGCGACCTGACTAAGACCAAGGGCCGGGTGACTTTCAGCAAGGCCGCAATCGCAACGCTCGCAAAGCTCGGGTGTGAGCCGGCAGTCGCCATCCAGGCCGCAACGAAGCCGGCTGTGAAGCCGGCCGACGCGCCGAAGGAAAAGAAGCCGAAAGCCAAAAGCGGGCCGAACGGTCGGGTGACCAATGACGCCATCAAAGGACAAATCCGCCGGCTGTGCAACTCCAGGTCGAAGTACGCCCCGTTCGACAAGCTCCTGACGGAGGGGACGACGATCGCCGCCGCAATGACTGCGTTGGCCGACACGGAGTACGCGGACGAGAAACGGTGCACCGCACACATCGCGTACCGCCAGAAGACGGGATACGTCATCACTGAGACCGACGGCGTCTTCCACATGGTCGGATACGAAGCGGCTCAGTAAATTGAAACGGAACAGGTCGGGGGTCGGAAACGGCCCCCTTTCCACAACCGGACGAGGCACATGAAACTATCCGTCATATATCTCAATCGGGACTGTCCCAGGAACTGCTCCTACTGCCGTATCAAACACGGCTTGAAGGGGGAACAGCTTTCGGTTGATCAATGGCGGGTAGCTTTTGAATACATCTCCGAGCAATCGGATTTTGTAATCGTGCTGGGCAACGAGCCTTGGATGTTCGGGAAAGACCTCTGCAGGATCATCCCAAAACACCTGGCATTCAAAACGGCCGTGTATACGTCCGCGTCGGTGCTGTTTGAACGTCATCGGGATGTGCTTATACCTCACTTGAACAACTTCTCGGTGGGGCTGGACTACCCGTATGAGATTCTGACTGCAATGGAACGAGATGGATTCGGGATGTCGGACGTGGAGCAGAAGGCTTGGGACGCCTGGCACGCCTTCGAGTGGATTCGAGCAAACCACAAATCCGTGGATACACACGCCACAATCACGTTGTCCCAGGCAAACGCCCCGTACCTGCACATGATTATTGATCGTTTATCGCGTATGGGTGTACACTTCAACATCAACGCTCTGCACGGAGCGTTGGACAAGGGGTTCGATTTCTTCCCACCTCACGTGCTCCTTGAGCATAATCTGATTGGACCAAATTCCGATACAGCTCACACCGTGATCGACATGCTCCGCTTGATGCATTCCAACAACCCGTACTTCCAGAACGCGGACATGTGGAACAAGCACACACCACAGCATCTGCTCGGTCAGAGGTGGCACTGTAACGGCAATCCATACGGGGGTTTGACAGTGGACGCGGACGGGAGTATGAGGTGCTGCGGATACCGTCCAGGAGTATCTTGCCCGGACCTCAATATCTTCGACCTGATGGAGAGTGACGAGGCATTCGACATGTACACGGATGCGGTACAGGAAGACGCCCATCTGTGTCCGGGGTGCAGTTGGTCGTGTCCGATGATGTGGCACGACTCCGATGGACAGGAACGGGATGACTTGATCATCAAGCACAAACGGACAGAAGGAGAACAGAAGTATGAGGACACTTCAGCTTTCAGATCGTACGGGGGAAACTTCGGCGTTGATTCTATTCTCAGGCGGGATGGATTCATTGGCAGCTTTGCGTAGAGCGCTCGCCATCGGCAGAAAGGTTCACTGCCTTCTGATCGACTACGGACAGGTGCATGTCCAGGAACTGGATTTTGCCCGTCGGCAGCTCAAGACATTGAACGTGCCCTACACCGAGGCCAAGATGCCTATCAGCCGGAACCTGTGCCGATCGAAGCTTCTTGCGGGAGACGAGAAGCACAAAGGGTACGAAGGGGTCCACGAGGCTCATGTCCCGTCTCGCAATATGTTCTTCGTGTCCCTTGCTGCGATGTTCTGCGAGACGAATTCGTTCGACGAGATTTGGATCGGGTGCGACTACAGCGACCGCATCGGGCACTTCCCCGATTGCACTCAGGAGTGGGTGGTTGCCATGCAGAACGTACTGGACATCAACGGGAGCAGGAAGATCACTTTGGTGGCTCCACTGCTTGGTATGTCCAAGGAAATGGTTACGTTGGAGGTAACCCAGGGCAAGGAAGCCATCAGCAAGCACCAAGTGTTCAGTGGGTATACTGCACCCGATCCTGCTCCGAAGTTAGCCACACCCAAACAGGTCGGTCCGTTGCCTCCCATGCTGCCACACGACACTGGCGGGATACGCCTTGATGAAGACGACGACGAAGACGACGACGAAGACGATTTGTAACCGTGCTCGGACGCATCAAAAGGGAACCAAGAATGATGGACGTCCGCGAGATAGTGCATGGTGATGACGGAACTCGGTACATCCTAACAGGAGAGATCGACATGGAAGACGCAATTGGAATACCAGTGGGACAGAAGAACCAAGACGCCCACACGATGCTCACTCGGAAGGAGCACAGTCCCCTGATCATTCGCAAGACAACACGCTTCGGGTTTCCGATCTTCGTGGCCTTGATCACGGACGACAATCTCAATGACCTGGACCAACATGTTCTGGGATGTGTGCAGGACCACATCGACATGTGGAAGTCGGACAGAATCCAAGACAAGCGGAACTTGGCCGGAATCTTGACGGAGCACCTCGCATTGGCGTACGAGCATGTCGAGGGTGTGGCGGTCATCATGTCCATCGACAAAATGATGGTATCCAGTCTGTACGGTGACTTCATGAACCACACTCCCTGCAGGCTGGAACTGTACACCCTGCTCAGCATGATGACCAACATCTGATGCTACACGAAGCACACCAAATCATACTTGCTCCGCACCCGGACGACGAGATTATTGGGTGCTACGATGTTGTGAGGAAACCGGGACCGGTCACGACGATCATACTCGGTCGGGATATGGGTGTCAGGATCGAGCAGGCGAAGCGACTTCAAAACATCAGAGCACAATACCAAGTACGATGTGGCTACGGGGCTTTCGTGACTTTGGTGGATGACCTGAAGTCCCACGATGTGTCGTTTGAGATCCACGCACCCCATCCGATCACGGAGACACACCCACTTCACAGGGAAGTGGGACACTCGATGGAGGAGTTGGCCCGTATCAAAGGATACACGGTCATCTGGTACACCACTGAAATGAACGTGCCTTGGAAGTACGAGGTGGGTGATCCAGAACACAAGAGACAGTACTTGGACAAGACATACCCCGAGCAGAGGGATCTGTGGAGGTTCGAGCACAAGTACTTCCTGTTCGAAGGCCATTGCCAATGGAGGGTTGACCTATGTCGAGGCTGATCTTGGTTCCCCAGATGCCAATGAGTATGAGATACTCGGAATGGTGGCCTTCGCTCTTCGTGAAGGAGTTCCTGAAGATCGGTGCTTTTGACGAAGTACACGTCATCGGGGACACGGAGCCAAAGATCGACTCTCCATACGACTTCGACATAGGAGTCGATGCCGTGGTGTACGAGGCTCAACAGGTGCAAGAGTACATGGAGTTGGTTCTCCGTGACGATGACACCCTGTTGCTTTTGGACTTGAGCTTCTGTGGTATCTTCCCGAGTGTACTGACACTGAAGCGGCCGAAGAGATGTTTCGCATTCTGTCACGCCACATCCAAGAACGCCCACGACCTGTTCGCTCCGATTCGTCCGATCAAGTGGCCGATCGAGAGGGCGATGGCAAAAGTGTTCGACGCGGTGTTTGTTGCGTCGGAGTACCACAGGGACAAGATCAAAGCGTTCGGGAACGTCATCAACTTGGGTGCTTTGCCGAACCCACCGAAGAATCTGGGTTGGGGAACACACCACGACCACAACTACCAAATGCACCAATACGTGGTGTGTGTGTCACGTCCTACGGCGCAGAAGTGCACCAAACGATTGGAGAAGTCTTTCTGTTCGTTCTACCGGAAGCACCTCGAGAGGCCCAGAGCGAACCACGTGAGGAGATGGGAAGACTACTTCGCTTACGTGAGAAACCACAAGTGGATGCTCGTCACGTCCAAGGAAGAGACCTATGGCTATCAAGTCATCGACGCGATCCTGAATGACTGCATCCCGATCTGCCCCAACAGGTGCAGTTATCCGGAACTGCTGCCTCCGGAGTATCTGTACGATCCCTTGGACCCGAAGACGTGTTGGGACCATTTCGAGCTCCCAGTTACTGTTCCAAGGCTGCTGAATCAAGTAGCCATCAATCTGTTCTTCCACAACATCGCAGAGGATATGTCGAATCATGGATAGAATCGAATACACCTATGGGGCATACATACTCGACCTAGAGAGAGCTTCCCGTTACCTCTCTTCCCTGAACAAATGGGAGAACGTGTATGGTGTGCCCCGTGGGGGAACGATCTTTGCGATGGATTTGGCCAGGAAACTGAACCTTCCGCTTTCCACGAGTGTCACCAGCACGGACACACTCATTGTGGACGACATTGCCGACTCGGGTGCCACCAGGATGATGTTCCCCAAGAATGACTTTGTTTGTCTTCATACTCGTAACCATTGCGACCCCAACAAATGGCCAACGTACTCGGTCAACAGAGACGTAAAGGCTTGGGTGGTGTACTGGTGGGAGGGAACAGCAGAAGATTCGATCAAGAACACGATCATCCGTCAACTTCAGTATATCGGGGAGGATCCCGACCGAGAGGGATTGAAGGACACACCCGGACGAGTCGTCCGAAGCTGGGACACATTGTTCGGTGGGTATACGGAAAAACCCAGCGACCAACTCACGGTGTTCACAGACGACACCAGCGATCAGATGGTTCTGCTCAAGGACATCGAGTTCTACAGCACCTGTGAGCACCATCTACTGCCGTTCTTCGGCAAGTGCCACATTGCATATCTGCCGAAAGGAAAGATCGTTGGCATCAGCAAATTGGCAAGGCTGATGGAGATCTATGCCAGACGTCTTCAGATCCAGGAGAGACTGGGCAAGCAGATCACGGACGCACTCGACAAATACCTGAAGCCGGCCGGAAGTGCTTGTGTTCTTCAAGCTCAGCACTTCTGCATGACCAGTAGAGGGGTCCAGAAACAGCATAGCGTAATGGTCACATCCAGTCTGACCGGGGTCTTCCTACACGATGCTACCGCAAGAGCAGAGTTCTTATCATTGGCAGGAGTGACACGATGAACCAAGACAAGGATAGGCCACTTCTGTTTATCGACTCTGGGGCTTACTCTGCGTGGGCTTTGTCCTATGAGGCGCCGGAGGACGAGAAGGTAACCATCGACATCGAGGAGTACATCGAGTTCATACGGTACTTCGAGCCTTACATCGACGTGTACGCAAACCTCGACGTCATCGGAGAAGCGAAGGGAAGCTACGAGAACTGGCTCTACATGCGAGCCCGGGGGCTTAACCCAATGCCCGTGTTCCACGCCGGCACGGATTTGAAGTACCTTACCCGGTATCTGGAGGCAACCGATTACATCGCACTCGGTGCTCTTGTGGGTCCGTCGAGTGGAATGTCGGACACGATCAAAAGTCTCGACATGATATGGGGACACTACCTGACCGACGATGATGGGATGCCTCTTGTCAAGGTACACGGTTTTGGGCTGACTACCATTCGTTCGATCAGAAGGTATCCGTGGTACTCAGTGGACTCTTCCGCTTGGTGTGCGGTCGGCAGGAACGGAGCCATCATTATACCAAAGCGGATCAACCGGGAATGGTGCTACGACGAAATGTCATGGAAGATCCCCGTATCCACGAGGTCTCCGAAGAAGCAGGAAAGAGGGTTTCATTACGAGTCCTGCTCAGTGGGAAAGAGGCGTGTTGTCGACGAGTACCTAGAGCACCTTGGGTACAAGATGGGGAAGAGTGAGTTTACCACATGTGACCCAGACCACAAACTCGACCCGGAACAAGGGGAAGCATGGAAATCGAAGGAACTCAATCCGGATGGCTCCGTGGACATGGAGATCATCATAGAGCGCGGTGTCTGCAATGACTACCATGTTCGCGATGAGGTTAACGTGCTCTACTACATCCATATGGAAAAGAGTGTTCCGGAGTGGCCTTGGGCGTTCAGAATGAACAGGAGTGGGATATTCGTATGATACACGTACATCCACTGGAGCAGGCTGATCTCGATTGTCTCACGCAAGGTATGAAGCGTCTTGGACACAAAGTGTCCAACATCTCGTCAGAAGTGAGCAAGTGGGACGGAAGCCTCTTGTGCCGTGACTGTCACAAACGGGGACAACTCGTGTTCGGTCATTTTGACGAACGAATCTTGCAGGGCGCGGCAATGGCTGGTCCTTGCATCAAGGGACCGGATGGAGACTCCGCATGAAAATGTACATCGCAGGCAATACGGGGACGGAAAGACGGGAGCGGATGATAGCAGACCTGGGAGCTCACCGCCTGCTGTCATTTTACTATGTAAAGAATAGACAGTTTGGTGCGGTCAAGTCTCTTTGTGTACTGTTAGACAGGAGAGGCGGGCCCGTAGATTTTGACATACAAGAAGTGTGCAAAACAACCCGATGAAGATGTACCTCGCAGGCTACGGTCATCCGATTGAGAAGTCGGAGTTCTTCGTTCGTGAGAAGCCTCACATGCTGCTCACGTATTACGATATGCTTCGACAACGGCTTACCGTAGTCATCCAGTTGAAGCGAGAAGCGGAAGGGATTACCGATGGACATGAAGCTTTTGTTGGAACCGGTCCAAAAACTACTCGCGCTGGAGGTAGGAGACGGCGCAAGCCTCCGAGGGATCCAGATGAGTGGTTGGGGTCTGCGTTTGAAGACGGGAGAGACTCTGGAACTCCAACCGACGATCTGTGCGATGGGTAACGTGAGGGTTCCTAGATTCTCCATAGGCACGGAGTTCATGTCGTACGATAGTGCCGGGATCAGGGATCTGCTCAAAGATAGAGTGGGTCTTCACTTCTACCTTGCGGATATGAAGATTGGTAGTGCTTCTCATGGGATCACGGTACGGTGCATGCCTTACCTGTTTCGACGTCTCACGCTGAACAAAATCGGGTGGGACAATCCGGGCAAGAAGAGCAGAGTGTGTGTCTACTTCACAAGGGAAGAGATGGGACGTGGACTGACGACGATGGGCAAAACCTCAGCGTCGATGGTTAGAGATTCGTTTACCCCGGGCGGAGGTCGTCTCGGGGAGCAACTCGTAAGGTTGGCCAAGGAAGGGTTACCTGAATGAAAGTGAAGCGTGAGGATTTCCTGAAGGCTCTAACGTTTGTACAGCCCGGGCTGGCGGCGAAAGAAGTCATCGAGCACACCAACTCCTTTGTGTTCCACAGAGGCAGAGTGATGACGTTCAACGACGAAGTGAGTGTGCAGTACCCACTTCCTGAGGAGATCAAGCATCTGGAGGGTGCAGTCAAAGCCAAGGAACTGCTCGGCCTGGTGTCTCGATACCGTTCCGCCGAGATCGACGTCGAAATGACGGAAGGAGAATTCCGGGTAAAGACAAAGACCGCAGGCGCCGGTGTTGTCTGTGAGGCTACGCTTCCCGACTTCGCCGACGAACTGAAGATCCCGGAGACCGATGCGGAATGGGACCACCTGCCGGAGAACTTCGCAAAGGCCGTTCGGTTCTGCACTCCGTCGGTCGGTTCTGACATGACCGTGCCCGCCCTCGCATGTATCCACTTCGTCGACGATCGCGCCGAGAGTACGGACACGTACCGCATGGCTATCTACGATCTGAACGAGACAGTGGAAAACGAGTTCCTGCTTCCCGGGTTCGTGTGCAAGAACCTATCGAAGCACAAGTTCTCGTCCTACAATGTGCAGGACGGTTGGCTGCATCTTCGTACCGCGGAAGACAAAGTGGTGTTCTCCACCAGGACCTTCGAACCGGAGTTCCCTGATCTTCTCCGTCATCTTGCCATACGGGGCAAGTCATTCACGTTGCCCGACGGCCTGGGTGGGGCAATCGAAAAGGCTTGTGTATTCGTACAGGAGCTTGACTTCGAGAGTGACCGTGTGGTGGAGATCGCGGTCAAGGAAGGCGGGATGAGAGTCTCATCCAAAGGACCAAACGGATGGTTCAAGGAGGTACTCAAGTCAGAGTACAAAGGAGACCCGTTCAAGTTCAGCGTGAACCCAATCTGGCTGATGGAAGCGTACGCCCTGCTTCGGTCCTGCGAGGTGACTGACGCTCACATCCGGTTGGAAGGGACCGACTTCATACACATGATCATGCTCTCAACGGAGGCGGAGTGATATGAAAGGCTTCTTCGGAGAAGAAGAGCTCGGGAAGTTCAGCGTCAACAGGCAAGGCATCACAGCCTGCTCGAAGTGTGGACTCTACCGCCACTGCAATAGCCCCAAGATGCCGTTGGAGGGGCAGGGTGCAAAGTCGATCCTAATCGTCGGAGACTTTCCACGGCGGGAGGACGACGCCACAGCTCACCATCTGTCGGGATCAGCCGGAAAGGAGCTTGACTTTCTGCTTCGTAAGGTGGGAGTCAACATGGAGAGGGATTGCTGGAGGATTGCGGCAGTAAATTGCCGACCTCCGCAAGACCACAAAGGAAACGAGGTTGATCATTGCAGGCCCATGGTCTGGAAACAGATCTACGACCTACAGCCTCGTCTGATCCTTTTGCTCGGGGACAAGGCCATCGAGTCGATGTTGTCGCACCGTTGGGCAAGGAACCTCCCGGGAATCGGTGGAATGCGGGGTCTGGTATGGCCCGACCAGGAGTCGAAGTGCTGGGTTGCTCCAATCTTCCATCCAAGCTGGATCCTCAAGCAAAAGAGGGACGAGGTTGCCAAGTTGATATGGCTTCAAGACGTTGCCAATGCAATGAAGCAACTCCACGAACCTTTGCCGGACTGGCAGGAAATGGGCTCGTGCGTAGAGGTCATCAAAACAGAGGAGAAAGCACTCGACTTGATCGAGAAGCTGACCCAAAAGCCAACCAAGTACCTGGCCTTTGACTACGAGACTACCGGCCTCAAACCTTACGACACGGGACACCAATTGGTATGTGTGTCCCTTGCTATCACTCCGACGAAGTGTTTCTCATTCATGCTGACTCCGGTCATCAACTCTGCACTGGCAAAGCTCCTGGAGACGAGCAGGTCACGCAAGATCGCGAGCAACATCAAGTTTGAGGACACATGGACACATGAGAAGCTGGGTGTCCGTGTCAGGAACTGGTATTGGGACACAATGCTCGCTGCCCATGTACTCGACCAAAGACGCGGGAACACAAGCATCAAGTTCCAAGGATTCGTTCGGTATGGTATACTCAACTACGAAGGGGACATTGGCCACTACCTCAAAGGCACCAAAGAAGAGAAGTCGGCAAAAGGAGCGAACGCGATCAACACCGTCTTGGAAGCTCCTGTGGATGATCTGCTGCTGTACTGTGGCATGGACAGCATCCTGGAGTTCCGTGTAGCCGTAGATCAGATGAGAGAGATGGGAGTAGCGTTGTGAACGAACTCGGGCAGGTTGATGCATACAAGCTTCTGCACCAGGGGTCGATAGCTCTTGGGGAAGCGGAACGCAACGGAATGCGAGTGGATATGGAATATGTCCAACGCATATCCAAGGAGCTTGTGGTACGGGAGAAGGAGCTCCAAGACAAAGTACTCGACACGAAGGGCGGCTCCCTCTGGGCTGCGAAGTTCGGCACACGTCTCAAGTTCGGGGGTGACGATCAACTCGCGTGGGTTTTGTTTGACCGCAAGGCCCTGAACCTGGAACCGGTAAGATGGCTCGACGATGAGAAGACCAAACCCGCAATGGACAAGGACGCACTCGTAGGACTGGATGCGGAGATCGTTGCTCCTGTACTGGAGCTCCGCAAGGTCAACAAGACCCTTCACACGTACCTCGCACAGATCACTCGAGAGGTAAACGAAGACGGGTTCATACGTCCGTTCTTCAATCTCGATAAAGTGGTTACGTTTCGGTCAAGCTCCGATTCCCCGAACTTCCAGAACATTCCAATACGCGATCCCGAGATGGGGGAGTTGATCAGAAGGGCTTTCATCCCTCGTGACGGACACGTGATTGTAGAGGTAGATTACGGGGGATTGGAGGTGCGCATCGCCTGTTGTTACCACAAAGACCCCCGGATGATCCACTATCTGGAGACGGATTACGACATGCATCGGGAATGGGCGGCGAAGTGTTTCCGCCTGCCGACAGACGAAGTTGACAAGAAGGTGCGGTTTTTTGCAAAGAACTGCTTCGTGTTCCCGGAGTTTTACGGGGACTACTGGAAAAAGTGTGCCCGAGCTTTGTGGGAATCGGTGCAGCCGTTGTCTACTGTGTCAGGAGTTCCCATGCCGGAGCACCTCAAAGAGGCGGGCTTCCGTTCCCTGGAAGCCACTATGACACACCCCAAGACCAAGAAGCCGATCGACCCAGATGCGTTCGAGACACACATCCATACCATGGAACGGGAACTATGGGATGACACCTTTCCGGTGTACCGTGACTGGAAGCCCACGTGGATTGACTCGTACCGTGAGAAAGGATACATCGACCTCCTGACCGGCTTTCGTATCCGGGATGTACTGGGCGACAACGATATCATCAACTACCCGGTACAAGGTGCGGCTTTCCACTGCCTGCTCTGGTCGTTCATACAGACCCAGAACTGGGTAAAGCGGGAGCGCATGAAGACCTGCCTCATTGGGCAAATTCATGACAGCATCGTGGCGGACGTCCACACCACTGAGCTTCCCAAGTACCTTCAACGCGTGAACGAGGTAATGACCCAGGACATCAGGAGGGAATGGAAGTGGATCATTATACCGTTGGAGATTGAAGCGGAGGCGTGCAAAGAGGGTGAGACTTGGCACGACAAGAAAGTGGTGGAAATCCCCACTGCCTAGCTTGCAAACCAAGTTTAACAAGTGTATATTGTTAGCAGTGACAGACAGCAAAAGGAGCCGGTTAGATGGGACTTTATCAGAAGCACCGCCCGTCGAAGTTGAGTGATGTTGTTGGCAACGACTCCACGAAGAAGCAACTCGAAGTGGCGCTGAAGTCGAAAGAGGGACTGCCTCACGCGATGCTGTTCTACGGTCCGCGGGGGTGTGGGAAGACAACACTCGGGCGCATCGTCGCGAACATGCTGGGCTGTTCCAAGACAGACTTCCAAGAGCTGGACGCAGCAGACTTCCGCGGCATCGACTCCATGAGGTCAATTCGTCGCAAGGTACACTACCGTCCCATGGAGGGCCCGGTGCGAGTATGGCTGCTTGACGAAGTACACGCCGTGACCAACGAAGGCCAGGATGCGATCCTCAAAGTGCTGGAGGACACCCCGGCACATGTGTACTTCATACTCTGCACGACGAACCCGGAAAAGCTCAAGCCCACGATCAGATCACGGGTAGCTCAATTTCCTGTGCAGGAGCTCGACGAGAAGGAACTCCTCCAGGTCCTGAAGCGTGTCTGTGTATTGGAGGAAATGAGACCCTCCATGGATCTGCTCAAGCACATCGCGAGCAGCAGTATGGGAGCCAGCCGGGATGCTCTTGTAGTGCTGGAACAAGTCATCAACCTGGACCCGGAAGAGCAGATGGCGTCCGTGGAGCGTCTGGTCGGAGAAGCGGCAGCGGTCAACGAGCTGTGCCAGTTGTTGCTGAAAAATGCAAGCTGGAAGCAACTCGCCGGCGTAGTCGAGAAGATCAAGGATGATCCGGAGACTGTCCGGAGAAGCGTCCTGGGTTACATGTCCGTAGTCTTGCGGAGAAGCGGAAATGGTCGGGCCTACTCGATCATGGAAAACTTCAGCGCCAACTACTACGACCTGGGCAAAGCGGGATTGGACATGAGTTGTTGGGAGTGTTGCAATGGCTAGAAGATACGCCAGGATCAAGAGGAAGGTCAAACAATCCACGGGACACGGAGCAAACCGTGTCATCGAGGAAGTAGAGCAGGTAGCACTCGTCATGGAGAGAGCACCGGGCTTGTCTCGCATTCGTGTGTGTCCTCCCCGGGTCCGTCCATACAAGAAGGCTCCCGGAATGTGCAATACCCTGCGCACCAAGAAGCACACCCTTGGACGTTTCCGGGGTGTAGTGAAGGATCGGTAACATGGAAGACGTATTCGACTTCGCGAAAGAGATCCGGATCGACGTTAACCAGCTCGACGTCGAGTGGCTGAAGCAACCCCAACTGTTCCTGATCGTTGCTGAAGCTGCCGCAGACGCCAAACTGGAAGCAGACCGGCTGAAGGAGCTGGTAGATGTCATCGAGTGTGACCTGATCCGTGAAGCAAGACAAGACCCCGAGAAGTTCGGGATCACGGTACAGTCTCGCGGCATCACTGAAGGTCAGGTACACGCAGCACTCAAGACGCACCCTCAGTACCGTGGAGCCAAAGACGAATACCTTCGTGCCGTTCATACTCTCGACCGTCTGAATGCGGTAGTTCGTGCTTTTGATCAGAGGAGAGCGGCACTGGAGCGGCTTGTCGTCCTGCACGGACAGAGTTACTTCGCAGGACCCAAGGAGCCGAGAAAGCTCGATGTTACCGAGATCGACAAATGGAAGGCCCAGCTCACAAACACGAGACAACAAGAGGCGCGGGAACAGTATGCTGGACCGCGTCGGAGACGCAGACAAGAACAGGAGAACTAGGATGCCGAAAGCTGAGAAACGAACACGCAGGCGGGGATCAGATCCGGCACTCGTCAAGAGAGACGCACATCGCGCCGTGACAGGTGGGGGTGGCGGGTTTATGATCCTGCCGGATGGGGTCGAGGAATGGGCACCGGAAGAGGCCGGGTCCTATGAATTCCATGTGATTCCCTACACGGTCACTCTGCCGAACCACCCATGCGACATTCCCGTGGGCAAGGACTGGAACAGAAGGCCGGTCAAGGTCCACTACAACCTGGGCCCGGACAACAAGGCACGGATTTGTCCCACTTCGTTTGGGAAGAAGTGCCCGATCTGTGAGGAACTCCCTGATCTGTACGAAGACTACGATGACAACAAGGAACGCATCGGGGAACTGAGGCCATCGAAGATGACTGCCTTCCTCGTCGTTGGGGAAGGGGAAGACAAGGTCGCGGCTTTCCTGTACAGCGACCACAAGTTCGCAAACGTGTTCCTGAAGGAACTCGACATCGGCGAACCGATCAACATGGCTTACGACGATCCGGATACGGGCAAGATGATTCGGGTACGGTTCGCCGAAGAGAAATGGAACGGCAGAACGTACCTCAAGGCCGACCGGATCGACTTCGTTGACCGGGAGCCGATCCCCGACGAGTGGCTGGAACAGTCATTCGCCTTGGACGAGTGTTTCGTTGTGCCTACGTACCAGGAGCTGGATGCTCTCTGGCGTGGGCTGGACGAGACGGAAGTGATCCAGCAGGACACCCCGTTCGATGAGGACGAGGACAAAGAAGACGACAAGAAGCCCAAGGTGAAGAAGGAAGACCCCCCGGAGCGCCGACCTGGGAAGCCCACGGTGAAGAAGGAAGACCCGCCGAAGGCCAAACCCAAGGCTAAGAAGGAACCGGAACCAATCGACGATGACGACATCCCGGAAGGGTGCGTTCGTTGTGTGGCGTGTGAGGGAACAAAAGTCAATACAAAAGGTGCGACCTGTCAGATCTGCGACGGAGACGGCTTTGTCGAGGACAAGGACAATACCCTGGATGCGGTTGACGAAGAGCAGGAAGACGACACCAGTTCCGATACCAACTCCGACCTCAGTAGCATCGACTGGGGCGATGACGACTGGGGTTGAGTAACTCCCCACCAGCGGGGCGGCGGCTGTCTGTCACACTTCAGCCTCTCCAACGTCGTCCCGCTGGTGCTTTTTCCCTGCATCTTGCATGGAGTAAAACATGAAGCGTTCCAGACGTATAGACACTAGTGGCATGGGATCACGGGAAGAAATCCCTGCATCTAACGACGAAATAGAAGCAGGTAACCTACTCTCCACGGGTAGCACGACACTGAACCTCGCAATAAGCAACAATCCGCACGGCGCGTTCCTGCCCGGACGGTACTACTTCGTTGTGGGAGACTCCTCATCGGGTAAGACGTTTGTTACCCTGACCTGCTTTGCCGAGAGCACAAGTCACCCGCTCTACAAGGATTACGAACTGTATTACGATGGGGCAGAGTTCGGCAACAACATCGACATGGTGCGGTTCTTTGGGGAGAAGACCGCTGCTCGTGTGAAGCCGCCTCGTGTGGACGAAAACGGAGTTGGACTTCCATCGTTTACGATTGAGGACTTCTACGACAATGTATGGGCCGCTCTTGGTCGAGAACGTCCGATGATCTACGTTCTGGACAGCATGGATGCACTCACAAGCGAGCAGGAGGTCGCCAAGGCAGAGTCGGATAAGAAGGCAAGAGAAGAGGGGAATGACTACTCCGGCATCATGACAGACGGAAAGGCTAAGATCAATAGCCAAAGACTCCGGCCGGTTGTGAACAAGCTCGGAGTCCACGGGTCCATTCTGATCATACTGAATCAGACACGGGACAGCATGGCCAAGTTCGGGCCCAAGAAGACGAGAAGTGGAGGCCGGGCCCTCAAGTTCTACGCTACGGTCGAGATTTGGACCTCACGCAAGAGTACGATCAATCAGACGGTCAGAGGATCCGCCCGACAGGTTGGCATTGTCGTGGAAGCCGAGTGCAAGAAAAACAGGATCACGGGAGGGGAACACACGGTCGAGTTCCCAATCTACCATTCATACGGTATCGACGACATCGGGTCCTGCATCGAATACTTGATCACCGAAGGCACGTTCCCGAAGGTCACCAAACAATCAATCGAGCCAAAAGGTCTTTTGGGTGTGCCTCAGATTACACCAGCCAAATTGGCGGAGATGGTTTCGGAAGATGCCGACCTACTCTACAAACTCCGCGACATGTGTGGACAGACGTGGAACGAAATCATCGCCTTGAGTTCGTTGAAGAGGAAACCACGGTATGAGTGAAGAGACCGCAGGCCAAAAGAAAATGACGCCACTGAGGGCTATCCGCGCGAAGTGTGTAGAGTGCTGTTGTGACGTCTTGAAGGAGATACGATTGTGTCCTGCGAAGGAGTGTCCACTTCACTCTTTCCGTATGGGCAGGAACCCTTCCCTGAAGAGGAGCCTCTCTGATGACGAGAAGACCAGGATTGCCGAAAGGCTCGCAGATGCGAGGACCGCAAAGGCGGAGGATTCAATCGAGCCATGTGATTTTGATTGACTCCTCCTTCTTGTGTCACGCCGCACGACATACCGTGGGCACAAGACCGGATGGGGAAGAGACCGGAATCATCTTTGCCTTCTTGACTCGTATCAGATTCCTTGCTGAGATGTTTCACGTGGATGACTTGGTCTTCGCTTGGGACTCGAAGAGGTCTCTTCGAAAGGAAACCTCCACGTGGTACAAGGCCGACCGGAACAACAAGGAACTCATTCCGGACGAAGATTGGGAAGACCTTCAGTGTATGTATCGGCAGATGAATCAACTGCATGATATCCTCCCAAGAATAGGCCTCACGAATGTAGTAGGGCAAGACGGGTGTGAGGCGGATGACATAATCGCTCGGATCTGTTTCGACTCGTTGCTGAAGATCACCATCGTGTCAGCCGACGCAGATCTGTTTCAACTGCTCATGCCCCATGTAAGGATGTACAATCCGCACACCAGGAAGTGGATGGATGGACAAAAGCTCAGGGAGGAGAAAGGTTGTACATGGAAGCAGTGGTGGAAAGTGAAAGCAATCGCTGGATGCTCCGGTGACGAGGTTCCCGGGATCAACGGGGTTGGAGAGAAGACTGCAATCCAGTTCCTGAATGGAGAACTTCCGAAGCACTACAAGAAGTATCAAATGATCGTGTCCGAAGAGGGCAGGGAACGAATCAGGCTGAATGGACCGCTCGTGCGTCTTCCCCTGCCCCAAACAGAGCCGGTTAAACTGGGACGATGTAAATTCGATCCCGACGCATTCCTCGAAGTGTGTGATGAGTACAACCTGAGCGGTCTCGCGTTGAAAGTAGACCTGTGGGAACAAACATTTAGGACGTGATCATGAGTAATGTATACATCGGGTTCGATAACGGCATCAGTGGAAGCGTAGGTGTTATCGACACCAACGGAGCACAGTTCCGCTTGATGAAAGACTTCACAAAGATGGAACAAAACTACACCAAGAAGCGCGGAATGATCACGCGGGTGGAGTGTGTGAAGCTTATCGCGTTCCTCGAGCAATGGGAGGGAGAGAACGTCAAGATCTTTATCGAACGCCCAATGGTGAACCCAACTCGTTTTCAAACCACAATCTCAGCGGTGCGTTGCCTGGAGGCTGTGCTTCAGTCTATTGAGATACTTGGCTTCCACAAACAATACATCGACTCCAGGGAATGGCAAAAACCCTTATTGCCCAACGGAACGAAGGGCCCGGCTTGCCTGAAGTCGGCAAGTAAAGAAATAGGGTTGCGTCTCTGGCCGGAGTTTGGAGCCTTGTTCACAAAGCAAGGGGACGCCGACGGAATGATGATCGCTGAGTGGTGCAGGAGGTTTCACGCGCTATGAGTATCATGACAACATCCGGTATCTGTGAAGTTTGCGGACGGGTAATCGTGCAGAGGGAGAAGATGAACAACCTCATGCATGGTATTATGTTCCTTTGCACCTGCGGTCTGTGGGGTGTAGTATGGGGCATTGCATTGATGACAGATCCCTTCGGGGATTGGTTCTGTTCGAAGTGTGGCAGGAAGGCCAAAAAGGTCAAAGGTTGAAACCAGGAACAGGAGAGCATGATGCCAACGAGTACGTGGGTGCACACAAGCGACGTCCAACAGATCGTGGTTGACCTCTGCCCAAGGTCGATCTTGGACATCGGAGTGGGATACGGAAAGTGGGGTGTGCTGTTCCGGGATGTACTGGATATCATCAAGGGCAGATGGGAGAGGCCGGAGTGGAAGACGATGATCTCCGGGGTCGAGCCTTCAATCGGGTACAACAATCCCATCTACAGGTACGTCTACGACGAGATTCGTCCTGTCACGTTCCAAACATTCTGCGAGGCGGTTGCCCGTTCCACCAGAAACTGGCACTGGGACATGATCTGGATTGGAGACGTTCTCGAACACATGGAGTACGAAGAAGTGGAGCTGGGATTGAAGCAGCTCGCTGGGCATTACAATTTCCTGTTGGCTGGAATCCCGGTGGGGGACAAATGGCCGCAGGGAGCGGTGAATGGAAATGAACTTGAACGGCATCGTACCGTGTGGGACATCAACACCGTGTTTCGATTTGGGGGTAAGTTCATTAAGTACTACCCCGTGGGTCGTCGTCAGTATGCGATCTTCGGATCCGGAAGCGGCATCGACATGACCCGTGCCTTGTCCCATGTGAACGGATGGGAGCGTGTGGAAGGAGCCATCGAATGGTAATTCCAAAACAGGTACTCCTTCGGGCCAACGACGGCATGATCCAGATGGACTCCCCTTCCACTCTGTGTTATCCTCGGTTTGAGGGTTCCGTGTTGGTCCCAAACGTGAGGCACGAAAACGGATTCAGGATGGGGTTGTTCCATTCTGCACGAGCACACAAGAGGCTTCTGTTTGGGCACTGGCTCTACACGGAGTTCTACAACACGGAATCCCTCATACACCTTCGTTACGCCTTCAACAATACCGTCGTGAACATCATGTTTCACAAAGAGGACATGAAGGTCCTCGTTTCTGGGGATCAACTGTACCGGTCGGTTACTATGTTTCCCTCCCTCTGGCACCACATTACGGTTTCCAAATGGGCAGGAAGCAGGAACACCAAGTTGATCATACGGAATGGGCACAGTTTGGGTGTAATCCACGAGGTGGTGATCTCCGAGAATGTGCCATCTTCCTGTCCAGGAGACTGTCACGTTCAACTCAGTGCGTCCGACTGGGGTGCAGTCACTTGGATTGATGAGTTCACGATGTGGGATCGCCCAGAACAACCATCCCTCCAGGATGCTGGATGGTATCTCCGCGACCACTACTACCGGGGACAATGGATCAAATCGGAACAAGAGGTGATGACATGGTAAGTGTGGTCATTCCGGTATTCAATTTGGATCTCTGCGGAGAACGTTCCCAATCCTTTCTGTTCCTTGTCAACAGATTGGTGGTGGCGGATCTTGGGGAGATCGTCATCATAGCCCAGGACAAAGGAAGCGAGTGCACTCTAGCGGTGTTGTGGGCTTCTTCTCCATCCAGCACCTACGTTGTTCACATCGAAGGAGAGGACGACACCAAGGTAGAACTCTCCAGGATGAGAAACGTGGGTGTGCTTGCGTCCTCGTACGAATACGTCCTGCTCCTGGACAGTGATGTGTATGTGAACCTTACCGCGGTCAAGGAAAGAGCAGAAAAGAAGGACTTCGACTTTGTGAAGCCATTCAGTGCGATCTGCAAACTGACACAAGCGGAGACGGCTTCATTCTTCCTGCTCGGGTCGGTGCCACTCAGCAAGAACAATGTGTGGGCCAATTCCTTTGGTGGGGGTGCTGTACTGTGTCGCAAACGAGCATACCTCAAAATGAGGGGGTATGACGAAAGCTTCGTGGGGTGGAGCCCGGAGGACACCGACTTCTTCTACCGGGTAAAGAAGCGCTTCCTGATCGACACGAGCATGAGGTGCCCGGCTGTTCATCTGTGGCACCCGAATGCTCCTGGTGCATCTTGTGTCCTGTCTTCGGAGTTGGAACAAAGGTTGAGCTTCCATGAGAAGTGTTCACGGGACGAAGCCATAAGCTCCGTCGAGTCCTGCATCTCACAAGACCTATCTGATTCCCTATTTTGTTGAAGTATTTTGTCTGTGGAGACTTGTATCTGTACTGTAACAAGTGTATATTGTTAATAGTGACAGACAGACAGAGTCGAAACAGAAGCTGGAGTAGATCAGATGAAGGTAGAATTCGACGACACCGTAGAGGGAATGCGGAAAATGGCCGCGTTCGTCGCCCAACTGGTCAGAGAAGCGGTCACGTTCAAGGTGACCTTCTCGTCGGCGGAGACGTATGTGGTGGAGCTCACCGGAGGTTTCTGAGATGGCCAAGAGAACAAGGTTGCCTCAGACTCACTTGGAGCAAGCGGTCATGGAAAAGCTCGTACTCAAAACACTGAGTATGGGCTGGACGCAATGGTGGTCGATGCGGAAGATGGGGAAGGAACTGAGTCTGCCACAAGAGACGGTTCTTTTGATGGTTCGCAAATCCGTTAGAGTGCAGCCATTCAACCGGTGGAACATTCCTGACCACCACGGCTACGAGGGAAGAACCATATTGTTCTCCGAGGACATCGGGGACTGGCTCATACAACCACTTGGATAGAAGGAAGAGCAAAGATGAGAAGGATGACGGATTTACAAGTTACTGAATTGAGGGCCTTGCAGAGAGAGATACACTTCAGTTGTATTGAAGCGGGGTGGTACGAAGATCTAGAAACAGGAGAACCAATCAAGCGAAACTTCGGTGAGCTCATTGCATTGATGCATTCCGAGCTATCTGAAGCGATGGAGGGTTGGCGCAAGAATCTAATGGACGACCACATTCCCCATCGCAAAATGGTTGAGGTCGAGCTGGCCGATGCTGTTATCAGAATACTCGATGCAGCGGGTGCGGAGGGGCTTGACATCGCAGGAGCGATCTGTGAGAAGTTCCTTTACAACCAACATCGAGCCGATCACAAAAGAGAGAATCGTCGCAAACCACACGGTAAGAAAGCATAAGGACGGGCGGTGATAGATGTTGCATACAGCAGACGACATGGAAATCTATGAAGGTATGCAAGTATGGCCAAAGTATAAGGTCAAGGGCGAGGGCGCAACGGTTGTTCTGGGGATACGCGACAACATCACAGGGGAGGTGCAGATCCACGGCGACGGCTGTGATCTGACAACATGCTACGCAGAGAGGATTGCGTGCCTACGTCACGAAAGGGTTGATGCACGAAAGGACGGGCAGTGAGATGATACGTGTAGTAACAAGCTTCGGCACACTCATGCGGCTTGCCAAAGCAGTAGCAGAAGCAAAGCGCGGGGGAGACCGAGATAAGATTGCCGAGGCAGTTAAGGCACACGAGGACTACAAGCAAATGTGCCTAAAGGCAGATGAGATGCTGATAGGTGTAAGCATACCTTGAAGAAAGGACGGGCAGTGATGGAGGTCTACACCCAGGAATCACCGAAGTGCAAACCCACAAAGTTCATCATCTAACTCGACAAGAAGGAAGCCCATGTCCTACTCGAGATCGTGGATGCTGCCTGCAAGGCGAATAAACGGAAAACATCATTTAGGACATGGCAGAAAAAGCTCGACGACGATTTGTGCTGTTTCTGATCAAAGTTTACTGTTTCGCCTTGCATCTGTACTGTAACAAGTGTATATTGTTAATAGTGACAGACAGACAGACGGAGTCGAAACAGAAGCTGGAGTAGGTCAGATGGAAGCCGAAACGAGACAGCAGATCCTCGACAAGCTCGCAAAGATCAAGGCCAAGGAAGAGAGTGTGCGGGAACTGGGCAACGAAGCGGAAGCGGAACTGTTCGCCAAGAAGCTCAGAGAGCTGCTTCACAAGTACGAAATGTCAATGAGTGACATCGAGTTCGACAAGATGCGGGAGACGGAGCCGATTGAGATGACCTACGTGGATTGGACGGATTGGGGTTGGAAGCGCAACACAGCCCGTCGGTGTCCGGTACGTGAGAACCTCGCATGCATCGTTACGCATCAGTTCGGGTGTGACACGCTGGTATCGAGCTACTCGAACAGAGTGTGGATTGTCGGGCGGAAGAGCAACAGGCAGTTGGCTGAGTACGTCCTGGGCACCCTCGCTATCACATGTGAGAAGCTCAGCTGGAACGACTACGGAAAGGTATGGAGGCAGGCCAAAAAGGAAGGCCGCACAATGGATGCAGCCGGCTACCGCAGGAGCTTCCAAATGGGGTTCGTGTTCCGCATCGGAGAGCGTTACAAGGAAATGAAGGCCGCCGAGGAAGCTGCGAAGGCCAACACAACGGCGTTGGTCCGGATCGGGACGGAATTGGTAGACGTACGGAAACACCTCAGCAAGATGAACACCAAACAGGCAAACCGACTGGATACCATGGGTGGAATTAGCTGGAACGGGCTTGGCAATCAACGGGGCAGAGCAGCAGCGGATAAGGTTGACATCACCGGCAAGGCGATCGACAAGACGGCCCCGGTGCGTACCGCAATCGGGTAAGCAATGAGAAGGGGTGGGGTCGGAAACGACCCCTTACCTCACTACCGAAAGGAAAAGACTATGCTGGATTGGCCGGACATGAAGGACGAGAAACCCAATGCCCTTTGGCCCTCCTTCTGTGACTGGGCGGAGGAGAACGGAATTGGTACATACGTCGAGGACTACGAAGCGTGGTGGGATTGCTACATGGCGGGAGCGAAGCAGGCTCTCAACATGCAGATGGATTCGTTGCTGACCGCAGCTTTCGTGACCACGGAGGACCAAGAGAATGAAATCGACGCCGGCTGAATTCGATGACGCCATTCGGAGGGTTGTGACAAGCCCGTACCGTGACGATTGCGATCTGATCATTGAGCGGGTAGCTCATGTCCAGGTCAGGAATGGTTTCCTTTGGGCGACGTTCATTTGGGTGGGTGGGTACATTCTGTTTCGTCTGCTCAATCATTTCCAGGTGTTCTGATGACGAACGAAGAGTATATCGAAAAGTGCAACCGAACCGAAAGGAGGATTCAGTTTGCGGTGTTCCTGATTATGTTGATCTCCGGGATACTATCCTTTGCGGCGTGGTATCTGAATACGTTCTGTTGTCCGTACTCTCAATGAAAACAAGAGGTAAGTGAAATGAAAACAATGAACATCGTGGCGGTGTGTTTGGTGTTTATCCTGGTGATGGCCCTCTACTCCATGTCCCACAAGCCAAAACCCAAAGACACCCAACTCTCCGACACCACGAACCAGGTCATGTTCCGTCTGAACAAGAGCACGGATGACTTGATATCAAGCACGGACGATGTCACCAGGGAGGTGAACAGGACGATTGAATTACTTCGGCCTCCCTTCAAGCCATGGGCCATATTGAAGGACGCCAACGGGAGATACAATTTCGCTTTCGAAAGTGGTAGGGTCAGTGACAGGACAACATACTCTTCTGCACAGAAGGCCTATGAGGCGATGCTGTACATGAGAGGTCTTTCCGGGGAAAGTGAACCGAAACAGGACCCAAACCGATGGACCCCGGTGGACGTGCAGGAGATAGCCCCCGAGGAATTGTATTCCACCGGGACAATCGGGCAGATGCCCGTATCCCAGCCCGGGGTGCCACTTGACCAACTCGTGCAGACGATTGGCTACCTGCTGGCCGAGCGTCAGCAGCAGGACGCCCTGTTCGCGGAAATGGTGGAACGCATCGACCAGGACACTGATATGGTGATCGAGGCGATACCGGAGCTCGAAGGCATAGCCATAGACGACGCCGTGTGGTCGCAGGAGCCGGAGCCGGAGCCGGAAATGACTGGGGCGGCACGGGGCGGAGAAACCAATCCAGGCCCAAGCGAGGTGGAGGCGGGAACAAAGATGATCGAGGAGGAGCAATGAGTGGGCCACATGACTTGGTGGGAACGGAGGATTTCTACGGAAAGGGCGTTGGGTTGCACTACAACAACTTCAGGTACAATGTCAGGGACAAAGCCGGTAAGGAAAAAGTGGTACACGCATCACCGGATTTGGTACACACCCAGTGTGGGTTGCTGATGATCGGCAACCAGTGGGCCATGAGTGAGGACAAGGTCGATTGTCCCAAGTGTACCGGAAAGACAGAGAACTGATGGCCAAAACAGTATTCCATCATATTCGATGCAACCTACTGAAGGACGTCCCAACAATCATGCCTGACCTTGCCGAACTAAGGAGAACGGAACGGTCACCAGAGTTCGACGCTCTGCGAATGAACCGAAAGATCATTGGGTCACTTCGATACGGAAGGATGGGTGCTTCTGGTAAACCCCAATACGACAGGACCAGTGATATGATCAGAAGACTGGAGCTATACCGTGTCGATGGTAATGCTGAGCACCTGGTGGATGTAGCCAACTTAGCTGAACTGGAGTTTGTAGAAGGAAGTCATCGTGGGGTTTTGCCCATTGATGACGGAGAGCACACCCAAGAAAGATAACAAATGATCAAGACGCTAACAGTTCAGAACTTCCAGTCCCACGAAGACACCCAAGTAGAGTTCCACCCGGGAGTGAATGTCTTCGTGGGAAAGACGGACCAGGGCAAGACCGTGATGATGCGGGCTATTACCTGGGTGGCCTTCAACCGACCGCGAGGTGCTGACTTCCGGTCCCACTGGGGTGGGGATACCGGGGTGGAAATCGAAGTAGCGGAAGGTGACATCGTTTCGCGTCTTCGCACCAAGTCGAAGAACTTGTACTACCTGAATGGAGAACAGCTCGCTTCCTTTGGGGCCAACGTGCCTGACGAGGTACAGAAGGTGCTGCTGCTTGGTGACGTCAATCTGCAAGAACAGCACGACCCGCCGTTCATGATCTCGGATACATCAACGGGGGTAGCTCGACGTCTGAATGCTGTGGCGGACCTGGAAGACATCGACGTCATCATGTCCAAAGTGAACAGCTTCAAGCTGAGTGTTCAATCGAACGTGCGGAACCTCGAAGATGTCATCGAGGAGACCCAGGCACAAATGAACGAGCTTCCCGACACCAAAGCACACGAAAAGGAAGCGGAAGCCATCCGTGTGCTCGTCGCGGAACACGACACGGCAAACAAGACCCGGACTCAGATAGATGGTGCCGTTCGTCTTGATGCAAGCATTCGTGACCGACTGAGCAGGATGCCGGACACGCACAGAGCAGACCCGAAGCTTGACAAACTGAACCGAGCACACGAACAGATTCGAGATTGGAGTGCACTCAGTTACAAGCTATTATCCTCCGCCCGGGACCTTGCCACAACGGAAGACAGGATCGAAGCACTTCCCGATGTGGACAAGGTGGATCTGAGTGAGGTAACGGAACTGCACCAAAAGATTGAAGCACTCGGACGTGATTGTGTTCGGATACGAAAGACCGTCACGGAAGTAGAACGGTGCACGGAACGAATCGAAAGTGAAGAACGGCTGCTTATCCGTCTTGTGGTCGATCTGACTGAGGCCACCCCCGATATCTGCCCAACCTGCGGACAGGAGATCCCCAAATGAGTAGACCCACTGCAATACTCTGCGCCGATTTGCATCTGCGAGAGGACACACCCACGTGCCGGAACGATGACTACTTCGCTGCAATGACACGCAAAGTGGATATGATCGCGGCCATGCAGAGGGAATATGACTGTCCCGTGATCTGTGCCGGGGATGTGTTCCATACATGGCGCTGCTCCCTGGAATTGGTACTTTGGGCATACGAGCATCTCCCGAACAAGATGATCTGTGTGGCGGGGCAACATGAGCTTCCGTATCACAAGTTGGACAACGCGAGGCAGTCTCCACTGGGTCTGCTTGATGCGGTGGGAAAGATCGTGTTCCTGAGGTCGGAGCAGATTGAGTATGAAGGGCTTCGGATCAAGGGTGCGAGCTGGGGCATCGAACATGGTCCTCATGAGAAGGACTGCGATATCTTCGTGACTCACAAGCTGGTCTACTGCGGAGACGTTCCCTTTCCCGGAGCACCCGTAGAAGGAAACGCCCGTGTGTTCATGAAGGGATGCGGGTTTGCCAAGTTGGTTGTAACCGGAGACAACCACAAGCCGTTTACCTACGACACGGACAACAGGTCTTTGTTGGTAAATTGTGGCTCCATGATGAGAAGTGAAGTGCGCCAGCACGATTACAAACCCGCTGTATGGCTGTGGCACAAGGAAGAGAACGGAGTGGAGTCCATCCCTCTGCCCATTTCAAAGGGTGTGGTCGACCAAGTAGGGCACTTGGACAAACAAGACCGGGACGAGCGCATCACTGACTTCGTAAAGAAGCTGGGTGACATTGAAGTGACCCTTGACTATCGGCAGAACGTGGAGAGGTTCCTTTCCTCGGAAGACGTAAGCGAAGGCGTGGCAACGATCGTAAGGAGATGTATTGATGTCTGACACCGCAAAACGAATCGCAAACCTCAAGCAGACCATCGAGGACACCAAACGGGACAGATCCCGGTTGGAGGGACAACGAGACACCCTGATGTCCCAACTCAAGGAGCTGGGGTGTGACACAATCGAGGCTGCGGTCTCCAAACGGGACGAACTGGCGGCGCAAATCAAAACACTCGAGGCGCAATTGGAAAAACGCCTGACGGCAATGGAGGACGAATATGGCCTTTGACATTAGGCTACGAGAGGTGAACGCGGCCATTCAACAGGCGAAGGGCAGGAAAGAGGCCCTTCGTGACCGTCTGCGTGAGTCACGGAAGGCGCTTCGCCTCACCCTCACCGAGGTAGAAGACACACTCAAGGCACAGACTCTGCTCCAATCTGTTGCGGTCAGCACACAGGCGGAATTGGAGTTCCATGTGTCGTCAGTAGCAACACTCGCGCTGAACGCGGTGTTCCCGGACCCCTACTCGTTGAAGGTTGACTTCATTCCCAAACGAGGCAAAAGTGAAGCGATGCTGACACTCGAACGAGAAGGGAAGTCTTTCGATCCGATGTCAGCCAACGGCGGAGGTGTGGTGGACCTCACGGCCTTTGCACTTCGTGTGTCGATGTTGTCTCTCAGCAGGAACACCAGAAAGGTTATCATACTCGATGAGCCTTTCCGCTTCCTGTCCAAGGATCTCCACCCCAGGGCGGGACAAGTCATTCGGGACTTGGCGGATAAGCTGGGTGTTCAATTCATACTGGTAACCCATGAGAAGGCACTCGCAGACATGGCTGATCGTGTCTTTGATGTGTCTCTGCACAACAAACGTTCCGTTATCGTGACACGCTGAAGTTGTTTTCCACGTATCTTACAGTACCTTTTCGGATGCGCATCCGGTTCACGTGTATTGACACACAACGAAGTAGGGGCAAAAAAACATGTCGGAAGACATAGAGAAAACAGTTGAGACGGGGCTTGACCCAATACATCGTCCAATCCAGGTGGACTACATCAATGGAATGTGTCTCATGACGGTGCTATGGAAGGTGGGAGACGGAGCAAAGGCAGCGGCGGTGGCGTTCGGGCTTCCCGTATCACCGGAAGTGCTCGCCAAGAACCTCGCCACCCTGGCCGAGGAGGTACGGAAGTCGTGGGAGACGACAAACCAGGGTGGCGAGGAGACCGAGTAGGTCTATTTCCGATCCTGAATCTGGCTTACTTTTGTTTCGATCCTTGTTACCGCGCCCCGAACATCTTCAATGATTGTGCTTTGGGCAGCGATGCGGGCTTGGACCTCCGCCCAATTCTTCATGTTCTCTCTTGTCTCGGTTTGCAGGTCGCGGTGTTCTTGGATAGGAACATGGAACTGAGCTTCTTGCTTCTCGATTGCGGTGTCAATCCTCTTCATGCCCTCCTTCAAGTGGGTGTCACGAAGATTCATAATCAGTACACCCGCAGCCACTATGAGTGCTAATACTCCCAGAAATACTGCCATGCCCCCGGAGATGTAAGCCAAACGGACACGGGTCTTGTGTCCATAGTCGCAACCGATTCCCGTGTCGTTTCCCATCCATAACCTCCTGGCATTGTCAATCAACGATGATCTGTTGATACTTGTGGGCACGGTCTTCACTTTTCAGTACCTCATCGACCCACTGTGTGACATTCCCGGCACTGTCACACTCCATAGAGTAAACATAGTCTTGAAGTGGGGAAATGTAAAGAGCACCGGGAGCAACGAACGCAGCAGATTGCCTTTCCAGAAGCGGATAGCTTCCCACCGTGAAGGCCATCGTGACCAACTCTGAGCAGAACCATTTGTCTGCCGAGGCCTTGGTTTCCGACATTCTGGGGACGAATCGAAGCACCATACGGAAGTCATACTTCTTGCCAACTTGGGACAAAGCCCAACTCCAAGCCCTGCCCTGGATCCATTCTCCGCCGGGTTCGTCTAACCTTGGAACCGTGAACACGTCGATGCGTGTGCCTGGGGTGTGCAGTACGAAGGGACTCAACTTCCCCTCGTTCTTTTGTACCTTTCCAAACGGCAGGGGTTTGTGCCAGGCTTCGATTGTGACGTCATCACGCCTCATGGCAATGTGGGAGATCGGGGAACGGGACTGCCATTGGATAGCCTTCGACACCCAGCTCTTTCCGTGATAGTACAGAAGTTCAATCATTGCGCCTATCCTTCCTTAGGTCAGCTTCTTGATCCAAGATCCAGCAGGAAACACCTTGTCAGGTCCTCCCAGAAAACGATCGACTGCGGCTGTCACCCCCGGCCAATCGGGAGCACCATAATCATGCCCAGCGATGTACCCACCGGGCACTATCAATTTGGTCCATGTCTCAAGGTCCGCAAGTACACCTGGTTCACGGTGGTCGCCATCAACATACACAAGAAACGGACGAACACCTCCCAGAGCAAGGTTCTTCGCAGCCTCTATGCTCGTTTTGTGTATCAGTCTGATGTTGTCCCAGAGCGAAGTTCTCTTCGCGGCCTCTTGCACACATTGGATACTGTGTCCCGGGTCGATGCTCAGAATAGTACAATCAGGGCAGGCTGCGGACATAGCGATTGCTCCGTCGCCAAGCATAGTCCCAATCTCAACGAGAACTGATCCTTTCGGGATCTCGATTGATCTTAAGAGCTGCCAAAGCCCAGTGAAGTGGTCTCCTGCTCTGTAGCTTACCCGCCACCGGAGACTATCGTCCGAAGCCCACCAAGCATCGTCGTCCAAACGAGGACTCCTTCTGCCCTCCCAATTCACCCTCGTTTCCCCATGAGGCAGATGGACTACAGTACCACAAGAATCAGGCAAAGGTACTATTCTGTCTGTACCGTACCAAACCTCGGACATCTCGGAGTCGTCCCACTGGGCTGACTTGGACTGCACGGGGTACAGTGTTTGGTGTTCCTTCAGTGCTCCGGCACCCACGTTGAACAACTGAAAGTAACCCCAAGGACGACATTGCTCGTACAAGCGCTCCCCGATTTGCTCGTATACCTTAGTGAGGCTTCCGCCACGGGACAGCAAATCAGCCAAAGGAACAGCGGAACGCCAATCGTCAAGAGCCGGTCCAATCCGCTTGGCATAGTATAGTGCTCCTGGGTTCAGACAAAGCTCAGCAAGGCGTTCTCCAATACCGGACGGCAACATGATATCAGCGTCCAGCAGCAATACCCATGAATCAGAGGGCAGGGTTGCAAGTGCTTCCGCAATGGCTTTTCCCTTGGGAAAGCTCTCCCCTCCGATTGTATTGGACTGAAGCACCACAGCACCATTCTCGGACGCAACCCGCTGGGTAGCGATGTCTTCTGGGGCTGTCACAACAAGAACCTCCCCGATCTCCGCAACCGTCTGAGGCAGAGTAAGAGCAAGGTAGTCATCGTAGCCCTTGCACACGATCACGGCGATTGGTTTCCCCATCTCTAGACCGCATGGAGAGTGAACCCGTTCTGACCCCGGTGCCAGATATGGCTCCACCCCGGAGATTGCTTCATTCTCTCTCTTGAGGGTTTCCCAATCCTCCTTCACAATCGAAACCCGTTTCTTGCTCCCGAGGCTCTTCAATCGTTGAGCCATCCCTGCAGAAACGTCATCCGTTCTCTCTGCATCCACTCGGCGAGGCATGGGAAGACAAGCAGAGCATAGTTCACACAGTTCTAACTGGTCCCCAAATTCCGAGGGATCACGCTCCCACCAACCCGGCTCAATAGCCCACCCATCAGGTCCACCAAACAACATGGCCAAAGATCCGGCAACCTCACAGAAGTAAGCTCCCCGGGGGGTAACGGACGCGGACCATAACCTTTGCACCCAGCATCTGTTTCGATAGTGAAGCCATTCCCGGTCAGGAATGCCCAGGTCCTTACGAGGAACCAACAATGCCGCGTGGCGTCCTCCCGCTTTGTGATCGTTCACACATTGGAAGCGGTAGATCCGTTGAATCAGTTCGTCGTGCTTTCGATAGCCCGGACCAAGACTTGTCCAAAGACCTTTCTTCCAGTTCCTGAAGTTCAGGGCATCTGCTCGCACCTCACTCCATATCTTGTGTGGTGTGTACTGCTCACGACCTGGAGGTGGATCTGGTCGGCAAGCCCCCAAGTACTCGGAGAACTCAGCAAATCTGGGGTGGAGTGTTGGTTCCCCTCCCATAACACCTACCATGCCAGGGAACTCCACCAATGAGTCTACTGCCTGCCGGAAGGTATCCTCGGACATATTGAATGTGTCTTGGCTATGTCCAACAAGACGAGTGCAGTTTGAACATTGCTTCGGGCAGACGTTGGTAATGTCGATCTGAATGATCTTTTGTTCCGCTGGTGAAATCAACCCGGAACCCTCTTTGGGAAGGAAACGAATCATCGGTCTGGTGGAGATACCAGCACCTGACAGGGTAGCAGTGGACGGAAAACCACTGAAGTGCTCAAGATCTGCTGCAATCGAAGACTGAATACCAGTACGTATCCACGTACCTGGATCCCTCATACAGGCTTCACGAGACTCGGAGAGCCGCTTGAGGTTTCTTGCTTGAACCTGTATTCGTTGGACTTTCGGTACCAAGGGATGGTGTAGGTGCACACCCCGGAACTGCTCGAGTACCACTACTCCAAACAGGGACTGGAATCTGTTTCCGAACTCAACGTCTTCCGACCCCCATCCCTCAAAGAACTCATCGAACCCCCGGCACTCCAAAAACGCTCGTCGGTTTACAATCAGGGAGCCTCCGCCAAACACGGAACAAGCCAACGTCTTCTTTACGTCCAACTTGACCTGCTTCCCGTTCATGTAGGCAGCAGTCTGAGCTTCGGTGAGTCGGACAATCTTACGGAACGGCATTACTCCCGCCTGATCCTCCGGAACGGATTGCAGGATGTCTGCAAAGGGCAGGACCACGTCGGCATCATGGATCCACACCCAAGGGGTCTTGGCTCCCAGAACACCCTCATTGATCAATTGGGATTTGCAGAACTTCCCGGAACGTGGTACTTTGAGGTGCTCCATGTGTTCAGCCGGAGACTCCGAACCAAACGGAACATCAAAAGGAGCCTGCTCAACTACAATGACAGGAGCAGAAGAGATGTGTTCCGAGAGTCGGGACAAAACGAAGTCGAAGGCACTAAGCCGTTGATCTGAGAGACCCATAACCGGAATCACTACAGAAACATCCTTAGGGTCAATCATCAAACCACCTCAAACCAGTTGGCGCCATCGTAGAACACACCGTCTCCGCCGTTATACAAGGCACCAGCCAAACGTTGAAAATCACGTTGAGTAAAGTCTGGTATGGAATCCCAGATGCACACTTCGTCGATCACACCCAACGGATACCAGGCAACAGGGGAAACCAGCGAAAGAGCAATTGAAAGGTTACTCGTCCCCATGACCCAAGACACGGCCGTTTCTGGTGTACCAACTTCAAGACCGTCTACCGCTAGATGTATGTTGTTTTGTTCAATCAAACACAGGACATGATGCCATGCCGTGTCATCCAATGCTCCCGACTGAGTTGTTCCCCAGGAATTATTCCGAATGGGAACCACCCGATATGAGGACGCATCAATCCCCTGGAACCCAAACCCAGCAAGACCGTAGTAACTCACGAGTCCACCATTGTCTCCTGCACCATCACAGTCGATCTGAATCCAAGCCGAAAAGAGCAAGTTCGTTGTACCTGAGGACATATCAGTTGAAGCAGCGAGCAGGTAGTTCAGATCCGAGTCAATGAACTTGTTCCCGTCTCCATATATTCCTGTGAACGCAGCCGGGGGAGGAGTTCCGGAAGGAGAAAGGTCAATCGCCCCAACCGTGTCCAAACGATCATTGGCCGCGTCCTCACTCAATGGATAGTAGTGAGCAAGGTAGGCATCCCACAACGGAACCTCCAACAGAGGCTCTCCTGTGGTGTCAAACCTATAGCGCCGTGCTCTCTGGCGCTGGAATTGCATGGCCATGGGTCAGCTCCTTACCATGCGGTCACGCCGCTGTCCAGTTCTTTATACATGATCGTGACAGAAAACAGCCGAGCGTCACCAGTAAGAGTATCGCTGCCCCCGATTGTGCGGGATATCTTGAAGTGGAGTGTGTTCCCGGACGTGGGTGTTCCTGCTGCGGTAATGTGTGCCGTAGCACCTGACTTGTTCATATCGTCGTCAGCGGTCCAGGTGTCAGTAACCGTTTGAGCAGTCCCAACACCCGTGCCCAATGCATCGTCATCCAGCAGACAAACGGCGGCAGCCTGCCACTCCACGACCTCGCCGGAGCCGCCTCCCACACTACCCCATTTGAACTTCATCTTCAGGAAAGAGACATCAACCTCTTCTGGAGCATCCCAATCGAACTCCACGCTCTCTTGTGTGGTGTCATCAAACAGGAAAAACGACATGCGATTTCCACTGAAGTCTTCCTCACTCGATGTGGCTCCGTTGGTCGTGCTGGCCATCATACTCTCGGCACGAATGTCACAGGTACGGTACTGCCCAATCACACCCAGCAAGGTCTTGGCCTGTGCAGCGGTAAGACCGACGATGTTGCCTCCGGTAATCCTTCCCACCAGCGTCTGTTCAGCAATCTCAAGGGCAGCAGGTGTGTTGTCCGTGTCGGCAGCAAGTATCGTGTTCGCGTTGAACAAGGACTTCAGTACCTGTGCAGAGTCAGCACTCACACCCAACAAGGTCAGCACTTGGACAGCATTCAGGGCCGCGATGTTGCCTCCAGTAATACGGCCAAGTATGGTCTGCTCCGCAACGGTAAGGGCAGCAGGTGTGTCGTCCGTTGTGGCAGCGAGAACTGTATTTGCATCAAACAGAGCTTTGGCAACGTAATTGGTTGCGATATCCAAAAGGGTAAGCACTTCAGCGGGAGTAAGCCCCGTGATGACACCACTTGTAATTCTGCCAACAAGTCTCTGTTCGTCTACGGTAAGAGGTGCTGGTGTGTCGTCCACATCCGCTTTGAGGATCGTGTTTGCGTTGAACAGTGTCTGCATGACTGCCGCAGCCTGGATCTCCACCCAGGACGGGTAATTGTCAGGAAGCGGGTCAGGGTCAGCTGAAAGATCATCAGCAATGTTCTTGCACACGAACGGGAATTGATACACGTTTCGTATCTCGGTGTCACCCGACGGTACACGTTGGATCTCCATCCGGGTATCAACCCCAAGGTCCGCTGAAGTCCCCATTGCGGTCTGGAACTGGGTGGTCTCCGTGTTCAGTTCGAACTCAATGTACCCCAACGTTACCTCAATAGTGAACCCGGAGTTGGTGCGGCACATGGGAGCACCAGTCTGGTCGTAATCCTGTGCCACGGCAACATTCAGCCCATCCCCTGCATTGAGGCCGGTAAATGCCGTAGTCCCGTCATTCTGGCGGAAGTAAATCCGAACGGTAGGCCGTTGAGTGTAATGGACAAACGGGAAGAGCTCGTCGTTCGTGATCTCTGCCCCAGCAGATGACAGAAGTTGAGCGTCGGATTCCCTCAAATAGATAGTCAAATCAGGCATATCAACGCCTCCATGTAAAGGTCTGACTACTATACAGCATCAGACCCAGAAGCAACAACTAGATACCCAAAGGCCACATGTCACCAAAACGAAGTACATGAAATCCTATTCCCGTTCCCGTTCTTGGCACCGGACCAGTTATCCCGTATTCGTAGTCATCATAGAACTTGCTGATGACACCCCCATCAAGAATCTCGTACAGGTCACCCTTAACGTTCCCATACGTTGGATGGAAATGCCAATCCAATGGATTCGCCGTGTAATCAAACTCAACGGTAGGATAATCAAAATACCAATAGCCACAAAGAAAGAAGGACTTCAATTGAAGACATCTTTTTATCTGTTGAGCCCATTCGGAGTAGAAGAAACCAGGTCGATAACGTGTCTGCGATCTGTCCCAGAATTGAGTCCGTACCGGGTAAGGATATCGTTCAGCATCTCCCAACTCAGCAAGAATCTCTGACTCGAGCGGAAACATAGCGGCAGCGAACCCGGTTGGAGGCGTGCCCCATCCCCAATCAAACACAAGACCAGACAAGTCTTCAGCATAGGAAGGCTTTATCCATGTCCAAGGATCAGTTGGTGTAATGGACTTCGTTCCCCAGGCGTACCTTAAATCCATACGCAACAAGTCGGTCCATATATTGTAGCCGGGCTCACCTATTCCACCGCTTTGCTCTAGAGCAGAGTACCCCGGTTCCATGTGTCCTACTGACCCGGGGTACCTCAAAGCACACGCCTGGAGTAGAGCTTCCAAATAACCAAGCTGAAACTGCCCGCGCAGAGACGTGGGAGTCGACCAGTCCATCGCACGAGTGACACCATCCGTCCCAACGTACTCGTCCCACGAATTGAATACTGGATAGCTCATAAGAACAATGCCATTTGATAGGCTTCATACACGGTGTCGTTCGTGTGGGTTTCAGTTGCTCCGGTCCAGGTCTGTTTCGTCTTCAAACCAAGGCATGGGGGGAGGTGGGACCAGAGGCCATAACTTGGGAGGGTGACGTTGCTGCCGATGCCGGGGATCTTGATGGTGATGTCTTCATCGGTCACATAAGAAGATGTACCGTCCCCGTAGCCTTTGCCGTAGAACGTTCCGGTGTAGATGCGTATACCAGTAACGGGAGAATCCGCATGAAGACCGCTGATGGTCAAAGCGCCCATAGTGGACCCTGACGAAAGAGTGGAAGACCCCCAACTCCTTCGTCTTCCCCCGGTAGTCAAATCAACGGGAATGCCCTCGAACTTCTTTACCACCGACATGATACGGCGATACGTTGAAGCATCAATAATGATCTTATCATGCATCAGGGCAATCCAAGAGGACCGAAGTCCTTCCTTTCGTGAACACGGAACGTGAGATAATTGGGTGTGGTCGTGACTATGCCATCCCCATTGATCATCTGTGGCTCAACCGCGTCTTCCCCATTTATCTGAATACGAGTCTTCACGCCCGATTCGTTAAGAGCATAAAGACCCTGATCCAGTATCTCTATCGTCCAAGCATCCTTGAACATGATTTCATAGGTACACTCCCAGCACTCGTCACCGTCAATCTCAACTTCAACTCCGATGTACTTGGTCAGAAGTGCTTGTTCCACTGCTATTGGATAGCCCGCTATGGACATGGCCGTCTCGTTGACCGTATCCATGTAGTCCATGGCCTTCACGATTGAGTAATTCCGTTCGTACCTCATAATCGTGACTTGTGGGTAATGCTTCTCCTGGGTAAGGCCCGGGTCGGGACGGTCATTGACCGAGTTCTCTATAGGAGCACCATCCTTGTCCTTGACGATGGTCTCCACCACAGAGTGTGTACTCCAAGAGATACGGGGCTTCCTGTTCCATGCTCTGATTGAACGTGATCTGTTAGGAAGGCCTCTTGCCGTGGAGTAGGTGCACGTGACCAACCAGGTCTTGCGCTCGTCCCCATATCCCTTTGGCACAACGGACTTGCACCGGGCCCTCGTGTCCCCTGGGTACAGAGATGTATTGACTCGCGGTACACCCGTAGCGATCAGGATGTCCTCTGCGGCGTCTTCCACATCGTCCGTGAGTACGATAAAAACCTTCTCGTACTCTTTCACACCATTAGCCAGGGATCTTCCCGGTCTGCTGATATGGTGTTCGTTGACCGATACGATAGCCATCAAACCACCTCTGCCTCAGTTCCGATCATATTCACAAGTGCTCTGATGCCATTATCGATGCTATCCAGCTCTAAGAGCATCTGCTGACGGAATGACTTCTCGTTATCCGTGTTTGCGGCTATGCCTACTCCGCTAGATGTGGGGGAAACAGTTGGCCCCGAGCCTGCACTACCCATTGTAGCTTGGGCCTGGGTCCTCACAATTGTGCTGTAGGCGTCAGCGGAATTTCTTACAGCAACCCCCACACCCTTCCAAGCCTCAAGCATCTTTTGTCCCGCTTGCCCAGTCTTCTCTGCTCCCGTGCCCAACTCCACGGTGTTTTCCCCGAGCTTCTTGGCGGCGTCCGCGGTCTTAAGAATGTCATCGGACCAATCCAAATTGAACTCCGGGAGTGCTTCCATGGAGGACTCGAAGCCTTTGAGTGGAGACACAAAACCCTCGGTAAGGTTGAGGGACTTCATGCGTTCTGCAAACGTGCCTCCTGTACCCATGCCCTTCACGAACTGGGCTTTCAACTTGTCAACAAGCCCGGTCAGATTGAAGTCTGCTCCCATCACTCCTGTGACGATTCCATCTACAATGGCTTTACCTATGTTCTGGGCCAAAGTACCGATCTTCTCCAAGACCTCCAGCAAGGATATGATCAACCCGTATCCCACTCTTACCCAGTTGTCACGAACCCAACCAAAGAAGACACCAAACACACCCACGAGCTTTGTGATGTAATTGGCCATATTGCTCACGCCGTTCACGAAGTAAAGAGCTGTGGCTTGGGCCATATCCGACAGTACGTTAGACCAATTCCTGCCGAGCCAATCCCATATCATTTTCGCGTTCTCATTGAAGTGCTGGAAAAACGCGATCGTATTCTTGACGAACATCAAAACGACGAATTGAGCGTCGGCAAATCTTCCCTTCACCTTCTCCATCACATTTCCGAGCTTTTCTCCGAACGTTTCCCCTGTTCCATAGACCTGAACCAGAGCAGCCCCCAATGCCACGACCGCAGCAACAACCATGCCAACAGGACCCGTCATCACGGCGAGTAACTTGATGGCGACAGGCAACAGCTTCATAAATGACCCAAGACCGGGCATTGCAAACGAGACAAGCCGTATCGTTGCCCCAGTAAACATGAGCAGAGGACCAATGGCTCCCGCGATGACTGCGGTTAGGGAGATCCACCTTCTAGTTGATTTGTCCAAATCCTGGAACTTCACTGCCAATTCCCCTGCCTTCTCAAGGATAGACAGCAGCATGGGCACAAGCGGATCGAAAGCATAAACCCCAGCGTTCCGGATGTTTGTGAAGGCATCCACCATTCGTTCAGCGGGTCCTTGCCCTGCATCAATCTGAGCTTGTGCTTCTCCAGCGGAGTTCTTCACGTTCCGGAGTGCTGTCACAAGGCCCGCCGACTCATCCCGGAAGGACGCCGTAGCACCGATAATTCCTCTGATGCCCGGGATCATTTTAGTCAAAAGATCCGTATCGTCCCCGATATACGTACCAAGACGTTGAATTACTGCTCCGATATCCTTATGAGCAATAAGAGCCTTCCCAGTAATCTTGCCCTCTATTCCCCATTCTTTCCCGATGTCTTGGAGTGCTTTTCTCATTCTATCCGACGGCTTCAGGATTGACATGAGCAGGGATGTGGTTGACACAGCCGCCATCGCGGCGGAATTGGCCTTGCCCGACATATAAGCAAAGGCACCACCAACGTCTTCCAATCCAATCCCAAGCGGTATGGCCACACCTGCAACCCTGGGGAGCTGCATCGCTGCATCTCTCCAACTCGCATTTCCTTCTCGTACGGTCGCGGCGAGGATATCAACTACCTTCATGGTATCCTTCGCTTTGATCCCATACATCGACATGGAGTTGATGACCGCTTCCGTTGAATCCACCACAGACATTTTGCCGGCCTTCGCGGCCATTGTGGTTGCTTCAAGGATGTCTCTGGAGTCGTCAGCATTGGTGTGAAGGACAGAAGACACCTTGTAACCCGCTGCCATAATGTCTGCTGAGGCCTTGCCCCAGGTATTGGAGAGGTCCATCACATTCTGTTTGAAGCGTTCGGTTTCTTGTCCGGACAACTTCATCATCGTGTTGGTCTCTTCAAACGCCTTATTGAAGCCAAACCAACCTCGACCAGCAGCCACACCAAGACCGAGAAGCGGAAGGGTCAAACGAGTAGTAAGGGTTGTCCCAACCTTGGTTACCTTATTGTCCAACTTCGTGAGTCTGTTGGAAGTCTCGGTAAGCTTCCGGTCGAGTGCTGACGTCCTCGCATCGAGCACAACATAGAGTTCGCCGAGCGACAGAGCCATCAGTTCCCTCTTTTCTTCTTACGTGAAGCGTTCAACGTAGCTGCCCAGGATTGCAACTTCGTTATCAACGTTTGGGTCGACGGGCGGTCCGACGGGTCCCCGAAGCGCAGAAGCATGTCTTTCGCCTCTATTGAGGAACCCTTCTTTCCTTTGAAGGCATTGAGTAGTTGAGCGGTTTGAAGTGCCGTTCTCCAGTCGGCGTGTTCACTTTCTGGAGGTGACGTTTTGAAATACTCATTCCACTCAACGTACTCAGTGCTTGGAACCAACTCCTGGGTCAACCAAACTGGAAGACGCAGATGGGAGGCTAGGCGGAACCATCCCCACCTTGCGCTCCCTCTTCGGAGTTTCCCGGTTTGGTCTCTTCGGTCCCAATACCGTTGAAGTCCTGAATCTTATTCGCGAGGTCGTCCAGCACCTTCGAGGACACCTGCTCATCCAACGAAGCAGCCTCTGCTCTTGCAAACAGAAGCTTCCCGTCCGCGTCCACGCAAGACAACACAATCAGCAGGGCTTTGCCCCCGCGGGTGTCGGGCCGTGGATCCTTCAACGTGCCCTTGCGCCGGTCAATCATGTACTGCTCGAACTCACCACGAAGCCGTCCTGACAGTTCCCGTATCTTTACGGTACCGAAACCATCCACGGAGACGGTTGTCTCTTTGAGTGGGACTTTAAAGAAATCCGCCTTTGTCATCAATGCACCCATTCCAACTACCTCCTTCTACTCGTGTTGTCGTCTCCCCGGGGATCATCGTCACGTAATCGTGATGTTGCCGCTGACCTTGACACCGACCGTAGCGGTCATCTTGTCTTCCATGGGGGCCTTGGGTTTGTAGCTCGTCATGAAGCCGGTAAAAACCCAAGTGGTCGCATCCGGGAACGTGATCGTGATCGTCTCGGCCGCACCACGGACCGGAGGGGCTGTAGCGGGGTCAAAACCCACTTCCATCTCACACTCGCCCCAATCAACCAGGTCAGAGGGAATGAACTGCTTGTAGCCGGAGTTCCCCATGTGACTGACGTCGATTGCTTCTCTTTCGGCCCCAGGCGGGGTCACATCCAGAAGCTGAGCACTGAAATTGCTCGTTCCGAATGCGATCGTAATTCCGTGTCCTGAATCCATCTTGCACTCCTTTCACGTGGTGCCCTAACTCACATCTTCCTGCCGCATCGTCAGAAATGTCACACTACGAATATACACGCCCTTCTTGTTGGATGCAAGGGGAAAGAAGTCGGACTGACGAAACACCCCCTTGTACCGTACCTTGGGTTTGCCGGTCTCGGTTACTAAAAACCTCAACCCACGTAGAGCCTTTTCGATTGCGAGTATCTTTGTCCAAGTAGATGCGTAGGTGGTTGACCGAACCCTAATCTGAAACATAGCACGGTCAAACGTATTCTGTCCCATCTGAGACGTGATCGTGGGAGGCGGAGACGGCGAGTCCGTCACCGAGATAGCAGAGATGGGCTCGTCGGGCAGATGATCAATGTAGATTCCCCAGCTTGAGGAACTCCCTATCGTGCCCAACCCTAATGCTGCGAGCTTGGTTGCAATATCGAAAGCCACTGCATTCATCTGATGGCCACCCCTTCACGGATTATCTTCAAAACACGGTCGAAGTTCTCCATAATGGCCCGTTCCAAGAACTTCCAGTCTCCCACAGAGTGGCGTGTTTTAACCTCATGAACCTGTATTGCGTAATCGGTGCCAAAGGAAATGGTAACCCTCACACCCCATTCTTGCTTGGTCTTAAGAGTACGGGCAGAAGCCTTCAGGTTGCCTGTGTCCACGGGTGTGCGTCTCTGGGCTTCAGCTTGTATGAACAACCCAGCACCAAGCATACTGGTATCAAGTTTGGAATGGATCTTGGCCACCTCTTTATTGAGGTTGCCTATTACCGTCGCGAGGCCAACAAGCATCATAGCCACACCTCCCGCAAATAGGCTTTTGCCCTCACATCGGGAAGGGACCCACGGCGCTTGATCACCTCAACTCCGTCTACAGTAGGAACGGGAGTACCTGACCAATCCTCCAGTCTGCCCAGCCACAGAAGGCCACCCGTCACAAGGTCACGATCGACGAGAACATAATTGTTGGCAAGAAACTCTTGTCGGTCCTCAGCAAACATCAATTCTTGGATGGTCTCCCACCGGCACTTCACTTCTACCGGATCGGAGTAGGACGTATTGCCATAGGCGTCGGGATCACCGGACGGCTCCCAATACACCGCAAACTGCTTCAACCACCGTCCTATATTCATTAGTACAGATTCTCCTGCCACCGTTCAGTGTAGGACTCGATGTTGGGCATGACAGACACACCCTGAGCCATCGCATTGAGCGTACCCGAGGAATCAAGTGCCACAGCTTGTTGTCCGTACTGTGTAGACAGCAGCCCCATGCCCACAGCTCCCCTTTGGAACGATGCAGACACTTTCGCGCTTTCCTGTGTGGTCAGTGGCGTGTGAACGGCAGCGAAGTGGGCAGATAGCCATCTCTCGATCTCCACGAGTCGTTCGTCCGAGAGCGTATCGAAGTCAGATAGTTCCTCCGTGACCAGAAGGTTCGCAAGGTCGATGAACGGGGTAAGGTCGTCCGGATAGTCGGCCATAATGGCTTGGACTTGTTCTTCAGTTACGCGCCATGCCATGCCAAAGTTCCTTTACCCAGGGTGTTTCCACGTCCCAGGGTCTGGGTTGTCCGTGAAAACACACAATTTGAGTATCTTTTCCTGGACTCTTACAGTGTAATCCGTGAACCTTATAGCTCTGTACTGTCATAGTGTCGTCGATGGCCCTCACTGAAAAAGTGTCTGCTTCTTGCAGACATTTTCCAACGAAGATCTGGTCCCACTGGTAGTAGTTCCTGACGTGTTCTATGCCCAGGTGCAGAGCGTGGTCGTAAATGAACGACAAGTCCACGTTCCAAGCCATCAACCCAGTAGCCCACCAACGACTTTTGTACCTGACATCACCGTAGGCCATAAGGTCACGGAGCAGGAAGACCTCGCGGTCTTGTGGCTCGGTCAACTCGATGTCACCAACGAGTGCGGTGTCGAGGTCCAAAAACAGCACCGGCTCCCCGAGCTGGGCTTGATACCAGAACATCTCCAGCTTGCTCCACCAACCCGGCCAATACTGCTTGAACAAAACACGATCAACACCACGGATGTAGGAGTCTGTCAGGCAGTGAAACTCATGTGGTGTCTTGATCCTTTCAGACGCCATGTCTTTCAACCGTAGAACGTGGTCACGTTGGAAGTCACCCCCGTTCCGGAACACACACACCACATGCCATTTCATCCTTCAAGTACCTCCTGCAACGTAGCCTTGCGGAAGGCTTCCATCTTCGTGTCCGGGGAGCAATTGACAACATCCACCCCGGGTCGCGCCTTGAGGTCAGCTTCAAACCGTTGGAAATTGTACCGAAAGCCCTTGTAGGTCCGTTCCGTGTTCACGCTGAGGTTGTTCGGGTGCCAGTTGCTCTGCCCGGTGTCACTGAGCTTCATGTCGAATCCGAGCAGCACGATCTGAGACGCTCCCAGTTTGACAGCCAGGTAGCAAGCGGCCAAACCACTGTTCTGTCCCCAGGTCAATTCGTCGGGTTCTCCAAAGCCCCTGCCCGTTTTGCGTTTCATTGTGAGGATGCCCGAAGTGCCGAGAATGTCCTCACAGTTCGTGACCTTCAGACCCGGCCAATCACGGAACTGCTCTTTGTGAGCCGCCAGCCAGTGAAAGTCACCAAAGAAACACAGATCAACCCAGTCACCGTAAACGAAAGCATCGTTTACCCCAATGACTCGGCCATCGTGAATCTGAGACAGATCCATCATTGCCAAAGACGGACCCCCTCCCAAAATGAACACAGTCTGTCCCTCCCAGATCGGAGGGCAGGTCCAGTATTCACTCCAGATTGGACTCACGACCGTTTCGGCTTGCTCCTTGGTCAGAAGCTTGTCATTGAGCACGTCTCCGTCGGCATCGAGCAGTTCGTACCGACTTCCTCGTCTCTTGGATGTCCATTCGTGTGTGAAGACACCAAGTTCCTCTTTGATCTTGTCCACAGGCTCCAGATGGTCGAGACGCTCGAAGGCGTTTTTGAACATCTCGTCGAGGGGCAGGGTGGAACGGACCTCATCCCCCCGATTGTAGTCCACTCGTGCCTTGTGGTCCCAGAAAGAACCAGCAAGCACCTTGAAGCGGATTACTGTTTGGCTTTTGTCGTCTCCCACAACATACCTCCTTCTAAATATGAAGGGCCCGAGGACCGTTATGGCGCCTCGGGCCCTTCAACTGTGAAACAATGCAAGATCCCGGAACACCACTTAGGCCGCGGTGTAGTGGACGATCCCGCAATTGCTGTCCTTGTCGGAACGGATCTGAGGCACGTCGATCGTCATGACCTTGAAGTTCGTGCGCATCCCGGCGCCTTCCTTCCACTCGACGTTCTTCAGGCCCATGCCCGTGACCATGCGGATGGTGGCCGTGGTCATGTTGACCATCACCATCTGTCCCGCCGGCATGTAGTCCGCAACCTTGATTGCCTCAACGCCACCAATCTTCATGATCCGTTCCCGGACCGTGATATTGACAGCGGCGGAGCCGGTGACGTAGTTCTCGTCAAGGGCCGTCTCGTACAAGGTCGGAATGTAGACGACATACGGGCCGTAGAACTTCTGGTTGATCATCTTCTGCTTCATGGCCAGGATGTCGGCAACGGGATCGGCACCGGACGTGGTCCAAGCAGTCATCGAGCCAGTCTGACGATCCGGCGCATCGGTGTACCCGTAGATCGTCCCGCCCCCGTAACTGAAGGAGCTTGTACCCTGGAACAGGATGATCTCCAGTTCCTCGGCGACTGTCTTCGCGGCCTCTTCCCCGGTCGTGGTGTCCAGCTTGGACAGGTTCCGGCGGCTGGCGGCGAGCACACGGGCATTGATGCTGAAGTCCTGGTAGATGATCGGCAGGGGCAAGTAACCGATCGAGAACGTCAACCGATCCCGACGACCCTGAGTCTCACCGTCCATGTCCATCTGGGCACGCCCGAGTTTGGACATCTTCTCGTACTCGAGCACGGTCGAAGCCAGTCCAGCCCCGCCCATATCGAACACAAGGCCGCGGGATTTCAGATCCGCAACTCCGATCAACCTGGACCGATTGGCACGGAGGATCGCGGTGTCCATCGCTTTCCATTCCTCCTTGCGGAGGACCGTGTTGGTCCGGAGACCCTGTGTGGTCATGTTGTTGGCCAACAGAGCTTCGGCGACCGTACCGAAAGCCTGTACTCCCGATCCATCGGGATTGACACGAATGAGATCCACTGCCATGATGTGTTCCTTCCTTCTTACTTGTTGGACCTTGAGTGTCCTTCAACGACTCTCGACGCGGACGCCTTCTGGCGACCTTGTCAGCACTTCTCCGCCAAGACGTGATCGTCGGCCGCACCGGACGCACTCACGTTCAGGGCCTCGCTCGCCTGGAAAACCTTGGCTTCGGTTGAGGCGACCTTTTTCCACTTCCCGGTTCCGTCCGGAGTGAGGTAGTCACCCTTCGCGATGTTCTGTCCAGCGACCACGAGCAGGAGGAACTCGTCCCCGGGGTACGCAACACGCATGAAGCAGAGTTGCCCCGACGTGTATGCCGTGTCGATCTCGACGCCCTGGAGTTCATCCTCTTCAACGATCAGAGGCGGATCGAGATCCACGTCCGTGGTGGCGACGGCCACAGTGTCTGCGGTCGCGCTGGTGCGCTTCACTCCCATGCCGGGCTTCAGTGCCCCGCTACAGAGAGCTTCCTTGCGATTGGGGTTGTTGCTCCAAACGCAAATCTGGTTCCTGGTGTTCGCCATTGTTCAACTCCTTATGCTGAGTGGCGTAATGCTTCGTTCCGTTCCGTTCCGTCCATTCAGCCCTCTGCTTCGTCAGGAAGCGGCGGGTGCGGCGACCTTGTCAGTCTCCCAGTCCCAGGCCGGCATCTCGTCGATCACGGCGTCATTGGACGTGACCGAAGGAGCTGCACCGGGATCGTTGCCGTCGAAGTTCACCTCGACCTGTGCCAAAGTCGCCATACCTTGCAGGACTTCCGTGCTCATGCCTTCCAGCTGTTCCTTGGAGAAGGAGCACCGGGCATTCGCAACGAGACCGGCCACGAGGCGGGTCTTGCGGGTCTTGGTGGCTTCGACGTTGGCCGTCAGTGTGGCCTTCACGTCATCGGGGAGCAGATTGAAGAACTGTTCCGACGTCAGCTTGGCCGGGGCCGCGTTCACGACGGGCGGAGTCACAGGCTCGGGCTTGTCGTCCGGCTCGGGCTTGGTCTCGGGGGCTGCATAGTCCATCAACGACTGAAGACGTTCGTCGGACTGATTCCCCAGAAACTCCTTGTCTGCCTCAACGAACAATTTCCGTTCGATGAGCGTGTTGATCACCTTGTCCCTGTTCATCCTGTTCTCCTTTTCGTTCACGACCGGTTTGTAGATCAACTCCGGCCTCACTTCTACTGGTTCCACTTCGGACAACGTAACCTTGCCTCCCTCATCGACCGTATAGCCGATCTGAAGAAAGGACGTCTTGCCCCCGTCTGTTTCCAGACCCACAACCGCTGACTTCTCCAACATCGCTTCCAAAAACACCCAGTCGGCTTGTGGAGAAAAACGATTCCGCAGAGCTTGGCTGAGTTCGTTCCGTTGAGTATCGAGATTCTTGTCCCGATTGAAAGCCTTCGCGGCCAACCGCTCCAGCATAGTCGGACGGCGCTTCTTATCCTGGTTGACTCTCGGAAAGCCGGCGCCGTCTTGGATACTGCACGCACCCTTACCATCAGGCAGCAGAGCCAAGTGGTCAGGTCGAATGTTGATAGCGAGTGCTTGGTACTCTTCTCCGTTCCACGTGCCCGGGGACTTGATCAATTCAACAAACAACCCCGTGCTCACTTCAATGACTTCCCCGGCCTCCAGCAGTTCAAGAACCCTTTGGCCGTTTGTGAGCGCTTTGGCCTTTTCGATGTCAACCCACACCTCGCCTTTGAGCTTCTTGCTGGCTTCGTCCCAGTTCACATTGAACAAACGACCAACGCCATACTCTTCAATGACCTTGGGGTCACCGACGCTGATCTGATTGCCGTGAACGTCAATCGGGTGGTATACGGGAACCGTTTCCCCGTTCCATGCATCGGGGAACTTGGCAAGCTCCTCGGCGGAGTACATCAATTCGTTATGCACGCCCTCACAAATGAGCACTACGGGCGCGACCAAATGAGGGCGACCTTCGAAGACTTCTTGCCTTACGAGAGCGCTCATATTGGACACGAGTTGAAATTTCGGCATCGCTCAGCTCCTTTGCTTTCGTATCTACTATACACGAACACCCATATGAAATACAAGCTCAACTCTTTGTTTTTGCTTGGTCATGTACACCATATCCGCTTTATCATGTTGCACACCAACAACATGCCAAAAAGCACTACACAACAGCCTTTGCCACTGCTTTCATTTCCTTTTCCAATTCCCGAGCTTGGGGCTTGATTGTCTTCGAGTAATACTCCTCCCAGTTCCCTCCAGTGTCCTCGTACTCTGGTAGCCCCTCGGAAGCTGGATTGATAATCGGAATAATCACACACCTACAATTCGGATGTAAAGGAATGGAGTCTTTCATATCATCCAGAAGGAATGTACGACCATCAAGCCAGGCGCATTGGGCACACATACGGTTATCACCGGCTGCACTCCATTCAACTCTTATCGTAATGCCTTCAATATCCGCTTCCTTGTACTGACGCCACAGGGATTGATGATGTGATCGGATGATCTCCGTCCTTGCTACCGTCTCCGACCGAACCATGCTGCTTCCCATCACACCAGACAACTTCGCAGCAATCTGTCTTGGCCCCAATCCCTCTGACAAACCCCGAGACAGCACTTCCCCCATCTTATAGGACATGTCATCCGTGACTCCCTTCAACACGGCATAGTCCCTTGCAAACAACAATTCAAGATCTGCCCGTTCTACAGGAGAGAGCAGAGTGTACCCGAACGGACCGCTGGAGTCTCCAATCGGGCCATACTTCTTTGGGTCGAGTTTGTGCAATTCAGTGAGTGCTCGGCGTTTTCCTGCTTTCCAGGCACTGTCGATGTACCCATTGAACACAGGGTCTCCATTTACAGTATGAAGAATCCCAGCCTCGATTTGCTGATCTAACCAAGACTGAAACCCGGCCAACTTCTGTGCGGATTGGGTGTACTCGAAATTGACTGCCAGACCAAGCACAACATTCAATGGGTTGGGCTGATCATACTCTAAGCGATTGTCCGTTACGACCCACTCCCAGATGCTTCGTCCCACGGCACGAAAACGCCTACGGAAATCATTCACTAGGCCATTGCGTAATGTGCGCGTTCGTGTGGGGTCTACTTCACGTGGTGCCATATCGAACTATCTTTCATAGCCGTATGTTTCAAAGTCAATTTTGTAGGCCGACCACACCATGTCCCTCTCTGCTTCCGTCATCATTTCCCGAGCAGGGGAGGTTCTTGGTTTGTTATTCTTATGCTGGTGCACGGTCCTCATGTGATTCATCATGGCCGGTCCCACAAAGGGCAACGCCATCAACTGCATTTCCAACGACTCGAACAAAACCACACGAGTTACCCCAGCCATCTCACAAATCTCAGCTTGAGGAAACCACAGCTCTGGTACGTTCCCGTCCTTCGTGCCAACTATGGAGCACTCTGTGCAGTACTCCATCCACTTCTCGAACGTCCATCCACGAATGCCATCATTCCTTTGGACGCAACGAAACCAGTACCACGAATACAAGCGTTCGTACGGGTCACGAACTACTGAAAACACCACATAGCCCTGTGTGCCTGTGGGTCGCTTCCAGGCATGGTAAGGCTGAACAAGCACTCCACGACAATGCTTCACAAGACCCTGGCTAATCGTCATGGATGCAGTCTTCGGGATAGCCACGAACACAAAACCATTCTCATGTGAAACAACCATTGCTCACACCCCCATCTCTTCTGGTACCGGAGGCGGAGGCTCCAAACCCTCGGCTGCCTTCACAATCATGTTGGCTTTGTCCTGGGACATACCATGCACGAGGGTGAGATAATGGAACAGACTCATTACATTCGCGCTTCCCACGGAGTCGGCCCATTTTACCAACGCCTCCGTCGTGATGCGAATCACTTCGGCCTCTTGCTTCGGGTCTCTTGTGCGAAGGTCCGGCCATTGAACCACGATCTTCTCTGGCTTGGGTAACGTGCCGCTGCGAACGAGCAATCCGATAAACTGCTTGAGCACCATCGGTTCACAAAAGGCCGTGCGGCGCATAGTCACCCTGTCAAGCCAGTTACCCGTGTCCTGTTCTGACGCAAGTTGAGCTTCTTCTGACCCCAGCAGAATACGAGCAGGAATGCCCGTAGCCGCGGAGATCAACTGTATCTGCATCATGAAGTGGGTCTTGGGGTTGGCTACACTCGGGGAGAACTGGGTGGCCTTGATGCCCCTCACTTTGAAGAACCGACTCAGGCCGTGCATGTATGTGGTCAGCTCTTTGTCGATCTCCTCTTTCCTTGAAGTTGTCAATTCCCCGGCGTCTTTGTCCATCTCAAAGCCCATACCAGGGAAACCACCCCGCCAAAACATCTCTGCCCCACCGCCGGATATCTTTTCAATGTCCAAGATGTGATTGAACACCTTGTGAAGACGATGCTCTCCAGTCCATTCCTGCTCTTCCACATCATCGGCAAGGTGCAGGATCCTCGTCCAGTGTACTTTCTTTTCCTGTTCCGTCCCTCCGCGGTCGGTCATCTTCAATTGATACATGACAGGAGCGCCAAACCGTTCGGAGGTGTTGTTGGTCTCCCATCCGATGATACTTACTTTCTGCGGATGGTATACCCGCATGAACAGCAGGTTAGGATTGGACCCCTCCTTCACTTCCTTCTCCAATACTCCCCCATCGTCAAAACCAAGAAGCATCACCGAAAACAGACCCCGGCCACACATCTTGTCAAGGGTACGGAGACGATTGAATACGGGAAGACGATCAATCAAAATGTTCCACGCAGATTCGAACGGCGTCTCCGAGTCCGTATCATCCTCCACGACCACGGGCTGCTTCATCCAACACGCATCAGGAGCCGCATCTACAATACGACGAGCAAGGCCCATCCTTTTGTACCGCATCTCCATCTCTTCAGGGATTACTTGAGACGGATACCCGCATGACTCCCATACATTACGATCACCGTCGTACGTCTCAGTAGACCAAAGACGGCGACGAACCTCAGTGGCTAAATAGACCTGCTCTTGTTGGCTAAGAGTACTGACATACTCCCTGGCTTGGGATACCTCAGGATCTGTGCCTTCATTCTGCTGAATTACGGAATTATCATTCATTTAGATCGTTTCCATTATTCTATCGACCCTGTGTGTATCTTACCAAGTCAATCCTCTACCCCGCTACGATGTACAAAAGACCGTTCACGGGGTAGAGGTTTGATGCCACGAAAGCTACGGTGTAGCGGGAGCAGGTTGCGCCAGTATGGCGTTGATGATCTCCAACTTCAGCGCCTCCCTTTCTGCTGCACTCATTCCGCTAACGGACGCCGCCCCCTGTCCGGTGACTGGTACCTGCAACTGGTTACTCGGTGTGGCTGTATTTCCTCCGGTACCCTCAACCGATCCAGGTCCACCAGATCCGGTCACACCGCTTCCCTTCGTTGCCTGGTTACCCACGCCTCCAGTAGCGCCGACGTCGGTCGCCTTGTCCGTGCTGATGCCTCCCCCTGCCAACACGATCTGGTCCGCCGTACCGGCCATCGTGGTGTCGTTTGCTTTGGCTGCAGTTCCGTCCGCATTCTGCGGGAGGATGGCCCCGTTGGTCTTGCCATGCTTCACAGCCACTGCCGTGGATCCGTCCACATTGACAGGGTTACCCAGAGGGCTTATGAACATCGCCCTCCCTCCCCCGATCCCGATTGCACACCCATTCAGCATCACCGCCATGAGAGCCATCACTGCCATCACCATCCACACATTCGTCTTCATCCAGTTCATCGTCTCTTTCTCCTCGTTCTTGGTTCTGTCTGCTGCCCTGTCTGAAGATCGGCTTCAGACCCTAAAACACATCAACTCAGAACGCCCCCGCTTCTCGCAGTGCTTGGATCAGCGCCTTGTAGATCACCACTCCCTTGATCCTGACCGCGGTCCCCGCTGGGAGCACTTCGATAGGCTCCCCCACCTTCTTGATCGGCATGTTGACGGGCAACGTAATGTCAACGCCAGCCAGTAACGCCGTCCAATTCTGCGCCCCGCCTTCTTCGGTTGAATCTTCCAGACGGAAATCTTTGTATTCATCGCGGACGAACACGCCATCTTCGAGATGCCCTGCCTGCCAGATCACGCGAACGTTTTTATGCTCCACGTCGAAGGTGAATTGAAAATCGGTGTGCTTGTCCACCGTCTTCTCGGGGATCACCACCGGGGTTTCTGCGGTCACAGTCGGGTCAATGGGATCCTCTGCGTAGGCCGTGGCCCACATGGTGAGGGATGCGATGACGGCGAGCACGGCGAGGATTCTGGTCGAGGTCTTCATTCTGTCTTTCTCCTTGTTTGTTCTACTCTACGGGCAATATCAACCCAAATCGGAACTCATCTTTCACCGGCCCGTACTCCACGTACTGTGGGTACTGCTTGTCCTTGTTCATCTTTTTCCGAGCCGCCCTCATCCAGCTTGCCGGGGTCATGCCCTGCGGTCCCGTATCGTGTAGCGCCGTGGACCATGCCCCGCCTTGGCCGGTCGAGTAGGAAACCCCAGCTTCGGTACAGCCTGACATGAGAATCAACTGGCCTTTCATCCCCCGAGACATAAGGCGGCTGGAGAATATCACCGGCTGGCGGTTCATTGTGCCCGAGTGGCATGTATCGCACACCCACAGGACGCAGACGCCCTCCGGTACAGCACGGAGCCAGTCCTGAATAGTGTCGTCCGTAACGGGTCCGTCATAGGCGCAAATGTATTCATCCATCCCATCGTCCTCATCGCCATTGTCGTCCGTAGCCTGCCCCCCGTGACCGCTGACCCACACGATAAGCCAGTCGCCGGGATTCAACCCGTCCAGCGACTCCCGTAGCGCCTCTTTGCACGCGGAGATCGTGGCGCGATCACTGAGCAGCACCGTGGCCTGGACTCCCGCCTCCTGCCACATTTCAGCCGCGAAAACCGCGTCAAACTCGCAATCGGGCAGATACCCGGTCCAGCCATTCCATTCCATGGGGTTGACCCGGTTCCAACCGATACAGACGGCCCGCATCTGTCGGTCTGGGTTGGGGATCACAGAGCCATCGGGGATTGACCCACCGCCCCCCGTGTCGGTTGAGGAACAGCCGGTTAGGATGGCGAGGAGTAGGATTGCTGCGAGGGTCTTCATGTCGTCTCTCCTGTCTACAACGGGACTCCGAGCCTATTGATGGCGTATTTCATGCCGCAACCACTGAGGCTGCAATCATCTCCCAAATCATCGTCACCGTCTGCCCCGAGTCGCTTGATGCGGAGCAGCAGCAACAGGTCTGTTGCCCCCGGCGTGGCCAGAGTCAACTCGCTCACCTTCAGCCCGTTCGCTGTGGTCGATGCCGACGTTGTGACCTCTAGTGTTGCGTCTGCGGCAGCGGCCAGTGATTCGCCTTCTGCGCGGTAGCTGTACTCCACTTGCCAGACCACTTGTTTGCTGTCGTCGCCGGGGTCTGCGGTGGCACTGGACCAACCAAGGTTGATGGTTGGCGCAACGGTGATGTCCATACCTTTGGGTAGCCTGATTGTGGCAACCACGGTGTCGTCTGTACCGTCTGTAAACTCCCATGCACCCGAGATTCCTAGGTCGATGTATGTGGCTGGAGACGTACCGGGGGCCTTCAGACCACCGAGATTGATCCACTCGTTTTTGTAGACTCTGGCGTCACCAGCAAGATTTAGCGTGTCGTTGAGCGTGGTTTCTCCCGTCACCCCGAGCGTCCCGCCGATGGTGGCGCTATTCTTTACTATCGTGTTCTGCAATTCGTCAATCCGCAGTCCCTCTGCGAGTGCTCCACCAACCGAGGCAGCAGACATTAGAGATAGATAGCCACCTCCATTTCCACTCGTACTATTTGCCTTTCTCCCTGAGATTCCGCCATACGATGTGCTGGCCGTTTTCGTGTCATTGTACCATCCACCCAGGGTTAATTGACCACCAACGTCCGCCGCTTGTGCTGTAGACGTTCGGACGAAGACATTCCCCCGAGAAGCGGTGAGTGTATTGCCACCGTAGAAATCAACACCGGCATCCACACTCGGGGGTGATCCAATGGAGAGTTTGCCCGCAGCGTACACATTGCCCTCCGCCGCCGTGACGTGGAATTTGTCAGTCCCAGCCACGCCAATGGATAGGCCATAGTACCCCGCCGCAGCCGTCGCGGGGTTGATGCTCAGGCTCGCGCCTGCCAACGACGCG